AAATGATATGATAAATAATTGTAAATGTTGTGGGCGTAATTTAGATTTAAGGTTTGGTGTTTGTTTTGATTGTGCGGATGCGGAATCAGTAATTGTAGAAGGTGTTGATATGTGGGATAAAGAAATTCCTAAAATAGAAGGTTTATCAACATCCCTTTCTAAATTACAATACATTCTTAAAAAATTTGATATAACTAAAAATCAATAAACTAATAGTCAGGTGTCGGTGAGTACGCACAGCAATGGGATATCTCCCTACTGAAGTTACAGGTTCGATTCCTGTCCTGATTACTAAAAATTAAAATTATGGATAAAAACAATCTAAGTGAAATTAATACTTTTGAAGGCTATGATTCAAATGGTAATCCTATATTTAGTGTAATATATTTAACTAAGTAAAATATTAGTCAGGTGGCGGAATGGTTAGACGTATCGCAATTACACTTACAAGTGAACTACCACCATAAATCCAAAGTAGGTTGTACAGAAACGCTTTGGTAAGGGTAAGTTGATAAAAGGTTCACGTACAGGTTCGAGTCCTGTCCTGACTACAAAATTTAAAAATATGGAAAAAGAATTAGAATTAGAATTGTACACAAAAGATGACATGATAAAATTTGCTGAGTATTGCGCTCAAACTGGAAGAAGTTTGTATGATAAACGTGTTTTAATAGATGAAGATGATTTTGATGAAAATAAACTACCAAATAGTAATGTTTGGATGATGTATGGGCAAGAACCTCTTAGTACAGAAACTTTATTAAATAAATTTAAACGTAGAAATTGATTAATAATTAATATAGTCAGGTAGTATTAACTGGGAGAACTGTTGGCGTAAAACCCGATGAGATACAGGTTCGAATCCTGTCCTGACTACAAAAATTAAATAATATGGAAATATTAGAAGAAGTTTATGATGTAATTGCCCAATGTAGAGGAATAGTTGAACTTGGTGCAGTATCTTTCTCTATTGGGGATAAAACTTATTATGTGGATATAGAAGAGAGTAATGTTCACGGTCATCACTATTTTAAAGTGTTTCTTAATAATCCAGATGAAGACATATGTCCAGAAACAAATTCAGAAACAGGTGAAGTATCGGATCCTGAATTTATTAAGTTCATTGAAGAGGAATATAGAAATGGTTCGAGATATTAATAATTAAAAAAATAAAGTATTTTAGTCAGGTGGCGGAAATTGGTAGACGCGCAGCAAAGTGCTGATGTCAAAAGTATCCCGATAGCCAGGGATGTGCGGGTTCGAGTCCCGTCCTGACTACAAAAAAGTTTTAAAAAAATTTGGCAGATTGAAATATTATTTATATCTTTGAAAAATAAATCGAATAATTATGGGTGTTAAAGTTTCTAGAATGGTTGTGGTAAAGTACCAATTTCTTAAAAACGGTGTTAAAAGAAATGAATTGTCTATTGAAGAAATAGACAAAATTACTAGAGAATTGTTAGATTATTTATCTGAATTAACAGTTCGTGGTATCACACAGATTGATGATGAAACAGTCGATCTATACAAAGAAAGAGTTTGGAATCTCATTGAAAGAGTTGGACTATTACCTGAATAATATGCCTAAAATATATAAAGTTGGTGGTTGTGTGAGAGATGGTATCTTAGGTATCGAATCTAAAGATATTGATTTCACATTTGTTTTAGATGACTTGAATCAAACTGTAGAAGAAGGATTTGAATCTATGACCGACTGGTTGGCACATGAGGCGTTCGGTATATTCCTTTCCACACCTGAATGTTTTACCATTAGGGCGAAATTCCCTAAATGTGTTCCGAATGAAGGGTTAGTTGCAGATTTTGTATTGGCTAGAAAAGAAGTTGGGTACAAAGAAGGTACTAGACAACCTATTTTGGAATTAGGTACTTTGGAAGATGATCTGGTTAGAAGAGACTTCACCCTCAACGCAATGGCAATCGATGAAGACGGTAATTTAATTGATTTATTTGGTGGTAAGGAAGATTTGAAAAAAAGAATTCTTAGAACCCCATTGGATCCAAGAGTTACGATGATGGATGATCCTTTGAGAATACTTAGGGCATTGAGATTTTCAATCACTAAGGGGTTTGAAATAGATGATTCTATTTTTGTTGCAATGTCTCAACCTGAAATTCTTGAAAAATTAAGAACTACAGTTTCAGTTGAAAGAATTAGAGATGAGGTTTTCAAAATGATGAAATATGATACCATTTCTACAATCAGATTGTTAACTAATGTAGATAAAGAACTCATACCAGGATTTTTTGAATTAGTATTCTCTAAAGGTCTTTGGTTAAAACCAACATTTGAGCAATAAATTTTAATCTATTGATTTTTAATAAATAATTAATTAAACTTATAAAAAAAATAATATGAAGTTTAAAGATGTAACAGAAAAAGATAAGGAATACGCTTATTCTATCTATACAGATAAGAATTTGAAGTGGGATGAGAGAATGACTATCCTTACAGACTATTTTGATAGGTCAGAAAGAACTATTAGAAGATGGTGTTCAGAGAAGTTTAATTTCAAAGAGAAAACCGATAAAGAATCGGAACAGTTTGAGGCAGCTAAACTTAAAAAGTATGATAAAGATAAAAAAATATTTTTAATTACTTGGGCACAAAATAACACACCAGTACATAATGGTTTATTAACTAATATGGAGGCGTACGCAGATTATTTAGGTGCTGACATTCACGTCATTGCGGGTAGATATAAAAATCCTACTTCTATTTGGTCAAACAATCAAGAGAACAATGAATTTTGGGATGATAAGATTGTTAAGTATTTAGATGCGAATAGACATGATATTCATAAATACGTATCTATTTTATCAGATGTTAAGATACAACCAACCGCAGTTGACCCTATGACTGGGTTACAAGGATTGAGTGGTATTAATTCTTGTATATTCGGTTCACCAAAAGTACATTTAGAAACTATTCCAGTATTAGTTAATCAGAAACCTAAGATGATGTTAACCACTGGTTCAATTACTAAAAAGAATTATACTGATTCTAAATCAGGTAAAAAGGGGGAGTTTCATCATACCTTTGGTTTTGTGATTGTAGAAATAAAAGATGATGATACATTTTTTGTAAGACAAGTTACTGCGGATGATAGGAACGGTAATTTTTCTGACTTATATCATAGAGTAGAAAAGGGGGAAGTATCTAAAAATGATTCCATATCTGCAATAATTTTAGGGGATGTTCACTACGGACATCACGATCAGGATGTAATAGATTCCACATTTAATCTAATGGGTGACTTAACACCTAAACATGTTATTCTACACGATGTTTTCGATGGGGATTCTATAAGTCACCATCAGATAAAGGACCCATTTGTACAATATGGTAAAGAAATGAATGGTACAAACGATTTAGGTAAAGAGATAGATGAGATGATGTCACAATTAGATAGATTTAAAGATTTTGATAATGTGGTAATTGTTAGATCGAATCATGATGACTTTGTAGATAGGTGGTTAAAGAATGAAGATTGGAAGAAACAACCTACATTTAAAAACGCACCACTATATATGGATTTAAGTTCTAGATTACTTAAACAATACGCAAAAAATCCATCTGAAGTAAAAGGAGTTATTCCTGACATCATCAATGAAAAATATCCTAAATACATTACTTTAGGTAGAAATGATTCTTACAAAGTAAAAAATTGGGAATTGGGTCAACATGGTGATGTGGGTTCTAATGGTAGTAGAGGTTCCTTACCACAATTCCGTAAATTAAATACTAAAATTGTTGTGGGTCATTATCACAGTCCTGGTAGAAAAGATGGGGCGTTGGCAGTTGGGACTACCACTAAATTAAGAGTAGGGTATAATAATGGTCCTAGTGGTTGGTTACAATCTCACGTTATTATCCATAATGACGGTAGAGCTCAACACATAATTTTCAGTAGAGATAAAAATAAAAATATAGGTTTCACAACATTAAATTAAAAAAAATGGTATTAAATTTAGCAAACGAGGAATTAAGTAATATAAAATATAAAATATCTAAATTCCCAGATGGTCAACAAGATGTTACCATATTTAAAATTGGTAATTATATAAATAAACAGAGTGAGGTTACAATCAAGTCTAGATTTAATGATTTTAAAGATTTAGAGTTGATAATTTGTTCTACCAAGGCACTTAGGAATATGGGGGTGGAGAAAATACATCTTTACATTCCTTATCTATTAGGTGCGAGAAGTGATAGACAATTTGTTGAGGGCGGAACATCGTATTTAAGAGATGTAATTGCACCCATTTTAAACTTACAAAATTATAGTAGTGTAAGTTGTATAGATGCTCATAGTGATGTCGCTAGTGCATGTATCAACAATCTAAAAGTTATAGACAATCATGGGTTTATTAAAATTGCCTTAGCAAGACATAATCAGATTAGTTTAAAAAATGCGGTAGATTCATTTACGTTAGTATCTCCAGATGCTGGGGCACTTAAAAAAATATATAATTTAGCCAATAATATTCGTTATAACAAAGATATTTTGATTGCTTCAAAACATAGGGATATCCAAAGTGGTAAGATATTAAGTACTTATGTTCCACTTAGAGACGGTGAACACACAAATAATAATTTTCTAATTGTTGATGATATCTGTGATGGTGGTAGAACATTCATTGAAATTGCGAAAGTGATTCATGAAATAAGACCAAAGGCTAAAGTATCATTGGCAGTTACACACGGTATATTTTCAGCAGGTTTTAATGAACTAAGTAAGTATATTGAACATATATATTGTACCAATTCTATATACAATATTGAAGATAATTTTAATATAACTCAAATAGATGTTTATTAATATGAAATCTAAAACCACTCGTAAAGAAGAATTGGAGTTATCAGCCGAAGAGGTTGTAAAAATTATTAAAGACCATCTTCAACAACATTACCGAGTAGAAAATGCGTATCCAATAATCAAAACCGTATATGATGGTGGCATGGGAGATACTGGAACCGAAGAGTTTACGGGATATCGATTGGTTGCTAATGTATATGAAGAAGAAAAAGAAATAAAAATATGAAAAAATACCAATTAAGAGTTTTCTATGGGAATTATGCAGAAAACTACACAGTTTTTGCAGAAAAATTCCACACACAAACTAATAGTTCTACATCGAGTGGATACTATGCCTTCTATTGTGATAATAAATTAATTGCTTGTTATCCTATAAACAGAACTATAATACTAACAATTGAAGAAATGGAGGAAAACGAACTATGAGAATAAACATAATCAATATAGTAGGAATTACATTGATAATTTCAATTATTTACGGAGTATTTTTATATTATATTATTAAAGAAGATAAAGAATGTGATGAACATGTTATTTTAAATGATAATCAGGAATATGATTGTCGAAGTGTATCATCATATGAAAATGGTATGAGTAGAATTAAATTATGTGATGGTAAAGAAATTGAAGTACCAACTCAAAGAATAAAAGTAATAACACAATTAAATGTTGGAGATTAGATATTATGATATTGATCCTGATAGTGGTGACACTATTAATGATCAATTAGTATGTATATGCCCAAATGAAATGTTATGTGATTGGGTATATTCTGCATTAGTAAGGGATATGTCTTTAGATTATGACAACCCTAATAGAAAATTTTATATAAAAAAACAGTAATGAAAAATGTAATTAAACCACCACAGTCAGTAGTTAAAAATAGTAAAAAAGGATTTACTAAAGTATTTTTGGCGGGAACTATTGAAATGGGTAATTCAGAAGATTGGCAAACGAAAGTATCTGTAATTTTAAAAGACAGACCTTATACAATTCTAAACCCACGTAGAGATGAATGGGATTCTTCTTGGGAACAAAAAATAGAAAACCCGCAGTTCTATCAACAAGTTAATTGGGAATTAGACGCACTTAATAAATCGGATATTATAATCCTTTATTTATTACCCGATTCAAAATCACCGATATCGTTATTGGAATTAGGATTATACGCAAATAGTGGGAAATTATTGGTTTGTTGTCCAGAAGGTTTTTGGAGAAAGGGTAATGTTGAGGTAGTTTGTGAAAGATTTAACATACCTTTATACGAAAATATTGAAAAACTTTTGGAAGATAACTTTTTTATTACTAATTTTGTATAAAATAATAATATGAAATCACAAAAATTTTTACTTATTGATAACGAAGATCAAGTTAATGAATGGTTAGAGAAAGGTTGGGAAGTAGTTTCGGTAACACCTCAGTATGTGTCGGTTTCTATGACGGGATCGTCATACAATTACAAAACCGAAGTAGGTAAATTCGCAGTAGTAATCCAAAAAGTAACACAAATATGAATCAAATACCAACAGCAGAAGAATTTTCACAAAACCTAAAAGAGATAGGTTCTGGTGGTTTCGTTAATACATGTATGATTGAATTTGCTAAACTTCATGTAGAAGCCGCATTAAAAGCTGCAGCTAATGAATATTACCCAAAGGATAAACCAAACTTTGAGTTAGTGGCTGAAAGATTTATCAAAGCATATTCAATAGAAAACATTAAGTAATATGGAAAAGGTATTAACGGCAAAAGAACTTTTTGATAAAATGATAACCGAAAATGATGAAGTAACATCGACAGAAATGATGATTGAATTTGCTAAACTTCATGTGGAATCTGCATTGAAAGGAGTAAGTGAGAAAAAAACACAAGGAATGTTAGTAGTACCATTATTTAATGAAGAACAGATAAAAGAAATTTTAAACAGTTATCCACTAGAAAACATAAAGTAGTATGGCAATAATTATTTTACTAGGGTTATTCTTTTTAGGTGGTGGATTATTTTTTACTTTATTAAGTCTCCAATCAGAAGAAACGTTACTTGAGAAAAAGAAAACAATAATAATCACTATTTTTTTCTGGATAGGATTTATATACATTATGGTGGTTAATTTCACCGCAACAAGAAATCCAGGTTGTGTGGAATGGCATTCATTTGGAAGCAATCCTAGAACGGTTACTGAAGGAAAACATCTTGTAAATAATGTATGGAGAGATAATTCACATTTAGAATGGGATATTGATTATGTACCTTATGATTGTGATTGTGTTACATATCATTGGTTGTTTGTAGCTGGAGATTGGAATGATTTTACTCAAGATAGCGTTATTAAAGGACAATTCAAAGGACCTACCGTTAAACCTGATAAATTAATAAATTTTAAAAATAAGTAATATGGAAAAGATACCAACAGCAAAAGAATTTATTGAGACACACAATAGATTGAATGATTCATCAACAGAATTGTTAATGATTGAGTTTGCCAAACTTCACGTAGATGTCGCATTAAAATCTAAAGTAAAAGAAATGACAGAGAGATCTTATGAAGACTCTAGTTATAGTATGAAAGAATTAGATTCTTTTACAAAAAACAGTTATCCACTAGAAAATATTAAGTAAACAATTAAAATCAAAATAAAATGAAACTAAATCAAAACAGTATTAGCGCAAGACTTTATCGTTGGTTCTATTTAACTGATAGTATGCCAACAAACCTTTGTCCTTATTTTTGGAAATTGGTTCTTATGTATACCTTACTAATCCCAATCACAATCCTTTATCTACCACTCTTTGTCATTAAGAACGAATCAACTGAACAGGGTGAAAGAATTGCAATCAGTTTTTTTTCTTGGATTGCATTGGGATTAGCATTCCTATTGATTTTCCCTATAACTTATTTTTTTTATGGTTGGTTTCCTGATGAGAGTCATTTCGGGGCATTTCAATCTATCGGTATTATTTTATGGATAGGAGCTTCTCTTATTGGTGTAACATTCGGGATTATACATTTTATCAATAAACGAAGAGAAAATAAACTACGAAAAACTTATAAATACATATGGGATGAATTCGGAGATTACGTACCTAACCCAAATTATGTACCATATGAACCAAAACCAAATATTTTAGTAGAATTTATTAAGGCATCATACCATAAGTATTGCCCTAAAATAGATTGGAAATAAATAGTAAATAATAACAAATAAAATAAAAAAAAGATGAAAACAATTAATCCGTTACTTTTAACAGATGGTTACAAAACAGGTCACCATCAACAGTATCCAGAGGGTACAACATTAGTCTATTCAAATTTCACACCTAGAAGTTTGAAACACGCCCCAAAACATTGTAATGAAATTGTTTCATTCGGACAACAAATGGTTATGAGAATCATTCATGAATCTTTTGATAGAGATTTCTTTTCTTTACCTAAAGAAGTTGTTTGTGGTGAAATGAAGCGTGAATTATCATTATACTTAAATACTGATTATGATGTTTCACACTTTGAGGCTCTTTGGGATCTACAATATCTACCTATTAAGGTAAAGGCAATTGAGGAAGGAAATATTGTGTCGGCAAAAATTCCAGTGTTAACAATCTATAACACACTTCCTGAATTCTATTGGATTACCAACTATTTGGAAACAATCATTTCCAACTTATTGTGGAAACCAATGACATCCGCAACAATCGCACATAACTACAGAAAGGTATTAACATCTTGGCAAGAAAAAACAGATGCTGAACGTGGTTGGTTTATCGATTGGCAAGGTCATGACTTCTCAATGAGAGGGATGGATTCAATTGATGCAACAATATCATCGGGCATTGGGCATTTAGCATCATTCTCTGGTTCAGATTCACTACCAGCAATCTATGGGGCTAGAAAGTATTACGATGAAAGTGGATTTATTTCAGGTTCGGTTAATGCGACAGAACACTCGGTTATGTGTGCTGGAACCAAAGATGATGAAGTCGGAACATTCAGAAGGTTACTGGAAACATATCCTACAGGAATCTTATCAGTTGTGTCTGATACTTGGGATTTATGGAAAGTATGTACCGAACACGTAGTTACTTTGAAAGAAGAAATTATGAATCGTGATGGTAAACTTGTTATTCGTCCTGACTCTGGAGACCCAGTAGATATTCTTTGTGGTACCCAAAGAATGGCGGATGATGCATGTAATAAATCACCTGAAGGGCATGGTGTAATTGAATTACTTTGGGGTGTATTTGGTGGAACAATCAACGAACAAGGTTACAAAGTTCTTGACCCACACATCGGAGCAATCTATGGTGACTCAATCACAATCGATAGGGCAGATGAAATCTGCGAAAGATTGGAAGCAAAAGGATTTGCATCAACAAATGTGGTATTAGGTATCGGTTCATTCACTTACCAATATAATACTAGAGATACATTTGGATTCGCAATGAAGGCAACTTATGTTGAAGTTAAACACTGGGATGTTGCAACCGAAAGACTTAATGAGTCTTTTGATAAAAACGCAAACCCAGAATGGATTGAGGGTAGAGAAATCTTCAAAGACCCAATCACTGATGACGGAACTAAAAAATCTGCAACAGGTTTACTTTGTGTGAAAAAAGATTACGATGGTAAATATACTTTAATTGATAAGGTTACTTGGGAAGGTGAAAACACTGGAGAACTTAAAACTATTTATTCTGACGGTAATTTTTATAACATCACAACTTTAACTGAAATACGTCAAAGATTGAGTAGAGTTTTAGAAACAGTTTAAAAAAATAACAACTTTTATAGAAAACCCACAATTGTGGGTTTTTTTATTAAAAATAAATTACTATATTTGTATTATGAATGAAGTTTTAAATAAATATGTTGAGGATGGGTTGTTATATAAACAAATTCACCCTACGTTAGATTTAACAATATGGAATTATAGTGAGAAGGTTCAATACGAATCTTTATGGGATGAAATAACTTTAATGTGTCGTGGGTTGGTTACAAATTCTAAAGGTGATATAGTCGCAAGACCATTTAAGAAGTTCTTCAATATAGAAGAAAATAAATATACCCCATCATCTGAGTTTGATGTTTTTGATAAAATGGATGGTTCATTAGGTATATTATTCTTTTATGGAGGTGAATCGGTTTTCGCCACCAGAGGTTCATTCACTTCCGAACAATCAATAAAGGGGTTTGAGATGTTACAGAAGTATGATTACGATAAGTTACATAAAGATTATACATACTTATTTGAAATCATTTACGATGATAATAGAATAGTTGTTAGATATGATTTTGAGGATCTTATATTACTTGGTATGATTAATACCGAAACTGGTTATGAGGTTGATTTATATTCTAATGAAACAGATGTAAGATTTAAAAATTTAATAACTAATTTAGGTTTTAAAGTAGTTAAGAAGTACGATGGTATATATGATTATTCCCTTTTAAAGGGTATGATTAAGGATGATGAAGAAGGTTTCGTTGTTCGTTTCTCTAATGGAGATAGGATTAAGGTTAAGGGTGAAGAATATTTACGTCTACATAAGATAATGACAAATATATCCACCACTACTGTGTGGGAAATTTTATCAAGTGGTGGTAATATAGAAGACTTACTTAAAGATGTACCAGATGAATTTTATGATAAAATTAAAACTTACACCAGTAGTTTAAATTACCAATGGTATCAGTATTTTAATCAACTAGGTAAATCTTATGACTATTTTAGATATGGTAAATATGGGGATAAAGAGGTAGAACCAACAAAGAAAGAATTTGCGGAATTCATAAAAGATAAACACCCAATAGTAAAGGCAATAATGTTTGCGATGTGGGATGGAAAAGATTATAATAAAATTATTTGGAAGGCATTAAAACCAGAATATAAAAAATTATAACTTTTTGTGTATAAAGTAAAAACAATTAAAAATTAAAATTATGAAATGGTATTTTGTAGAAGGACAGATTAAGGTAAACATTAATGTGGAGATAGAGGCTGACTCTTTAGAGGATGCAGAAAAAAAGGTATTTGAATTATTTAAAGAAGACCACCCTTTATATTACTATATGGATAGTATTGATGAAAACCATTCTTTAATGGCTGGTAAATTTGATGGTGAAGAATACGATGATTAAGATTTTTTATTAATAGAATACATAAAATTAAAAATAATGTTAGACAATTTAGAACTTATAAAACCATTACTCAATTTTGAGGACGAAGGAGACTTTTACATGTTGTATGTTTTAAAAAGAAAAAAAGATCAACCTGAAGGTGAAAGAGATAACCACCAATCAGTTAGAACTATTAAAACGTATTGTATTGAATCAATCGATCATTTAGAAAGACGATACGATGAAATTAAACAACTTTGTGAAATGTTTAAGGCTAGGGCGTATATTCATGTTCAAAAACAAAATCATCGTGACGTATCTCTTAATATGATGGTTGCATTGGCACAAAGAATACAAGATGGTAGTCACAAACAACAAGGGTTATTTGATTCTGTTGTAGGACAAATAAAAACTTTAGAAAAACGTTGGATTGTTGATATTGATACCAAAGACGTAACTCAGCTTGCAAGTATTGCTCTTTCAATCGCCATCTGTAAACCAGACGATCCTGATAAGATTATTTCTTATATACCAACTAAGAACGGGTTTCACCTCATCACTAAAAGATTCGATGTTAGGGAATTTTCAAAACAATATCCTAATATAGATATAGCTAAAAAAAACCCAACTTTATTGTATTACCCCACTTCATTATAATTATTCCTTTAAATTGTTTTTTTGAATAACGTGACATATTTATTATATATGTATCACTATGTTTATAAATTAGAATTGCCTGAAACAAAGGAATATTATTTTGGGAGCAGGACATCAAAAGTTGAACCTATTAATGACATTTATTATTTAGGTTCTATGAAAACTTGGAAACCTGATAAGAAAAAATTAGTTAAATTTATCATTAAATGTGATTTTGAAAATAGGGAAGAGTGCATTAAATATGAAAGGGAGTTAATCATTGAACATCGTTTTGATGTTTTAAATAAGAACGCCCATATTCCAGGTGTTGGATTTAAAACTGTTGGTTTAGGTCAATATGTCGATATAAATAATAAAGTTTATAGGGTTTCTAAAGATGATGAGTTGGTTTTGAATGGATCATTAAAACCATTTTGGTTTGGTAGAAAACATAGTGAAGAGTCAAAATTAAAAATGAGTGAATCTGCTCTTGGTAAAAAAATTACTGATGAGTCAAAATTAAAAATGAGTAATTTTTGGAGGGGTAAGGTAAAATCTGACGAAACAAAAAAAAAGATGAGTGAGTCAGCAAAAGGTGATAATAACAATTATAAAAGATATTTAGAAAGGACAGGTTTACCACACGCTAAATCAAAACCAGTTATACAATATTCATTAGATGGTGTAATGATTAAAGAATGGGTTAATGCTAGTATTGCATCAAAAGAATTAAATTTATCATATAAAGCGTTAAATGGTTGTTTAAATGGAAAAACAAAAACATCTCAAGGTTACATTTGGAAATATAAATAATTTTTTACCAAATAGTTTGGATAATTAAAAATTATTTTTTATTTTTGTGAAATGAAAATAGTATTAGAAAAAGATCAAAAATTATTCTTTACGAGTGATACACATTATAATCACTCAAATATTTGTTCATCAACTACTAATTGGGTGGGTGCGGAGAATTTAACTCGTAAGTTTGATTCTTTGGAATTGATGAATGATTGTTTGGTAGAAAATATTAATCTTACTGTTGGCGAGGATGACATACTAATCCATTTAGGTGACTGGAGTTTTGGTGGATTCGATAAAATCTCTGAATTTAGAAATCGAATCAATTGTAAAAATATCCATATAACGTATGGAAATCACGATCACCACATCAGAAGGGACAAAGAAGGTATCCAGTCTTTATTTAGTTCTACACAAGATTATCTATTTTTAGATATTCGTCGCCCATCAAAAGAGGGTAAAGGTACTATGGATAAATATTCATTTGTTTGTATGCACTACCCTATTGCGTCTTGGGATAGTATGAATGATGGTGTAATTCATTTACACGGTCATGTTCATTTACCACCACATTTAAGATTAGGTGATGGTAAGTCATTAGATGTAGGTGTAGAAGGTAATAATTTATACCCAATATCTTTAGATGAGATTTTAATGATTGTAAAAAATCAACCAATTAAAAAATTGTGTCTCCCTAAGGATCATCACGAAAAAAGAATTTAATTTAAATATATGAGTGATAATAACAGTTCATCAGGTGGAATTGGAATCGGAATGATTTTGTTCCTTATTTTTATGGTTTTAAAATTAACAGGTCATATCGATTGGAGTTGGTGGTGGGTTACCTCACCAATATGGATACCATTAGTTATGGTGATACTTATTTTAATCATAGGTTGGTCTTATTTTAAAAGAAAATTTTAATTATTATGGAAGATAAAATATTGTACATTGTAAGAGGAATACCAGGTTCTGGCAAGTCGACATTCGCTAAAACATTAGGTGGTATACATTGGGAGGCAGATATGTTTTTCACTGACCCATTTACTGGCGAATATAATTTCGACCCATCTAAAATAAAATCTGCACATGAGTGGTGTCAGTTAAATGTTAAAGAAAATATGATGGAGTCAGAAGATAAGATAATAGTATCAAACACATTTACACAAGAATGGGAAATGCAACCTTATTTCGATATGGCAAAAGAATATGGTTATAAAGTATTTTCCGTAATAGTTGAGAATAGACACGATGGTATAAACTTACATAATGTACCTGAAGACAAAATCGAAATAATGAGGGATAGATTTGAAATAAAATTATCTAGATAACTTTACTTTCTAATAAAAAATAATTAATATTAATAAAAAAATATTATGAGTAAAGTTGAAATTGGTAAGGGTGTAACTGTCCATTACACAGGAAGATTTGAGGATGGGACTGTATTTGATACCTCATTAGTTGAAGGTAGAGAACCTATAAATACTGTTTTGGGACAAGGAAATTTAATTAACGGATTTGAAAAAGGTTTAATTGGAATGTCTGTTGGTCAAAAAAAGACTATTGAAATTGATCCCGAAGAAGGTTATGGTGAATATCTAGATGGTTTAGTTACTGTTGTGGAAAAAAGTAGAGTTCCTGAAGGTGTTAAGGTTGGGGATGTTTTATCATCTGAAAGTGATAGAGGTACTATAAATGTTATAGTTACTGAAATTACTGATGAAGGTGTAAGATTAGACGCAAATCATCCTATGGCAGGTAAGAAACTATTTTTTGAAGTAGAGATATTAAGTGTTAATTAAAAAAATAAAATATAATTTTTTTAAGGGGGAGTAATATCCCCTTTTTTTATATTTATAAATAAATAATAAAACTAAATTTTAAAAAAAATGGAATTAGAAACATTAATTAAATCTGAAAAACCAGTATTAGTAGATTTTTGGGCGGAATGGTGTGGTCCTTGTAGGATGATGAATCCTGTTCTAGAGAGTTTTAAAAAATCAAACCCTAACGTAGAAGTAGTTAAGGTCAATGTTGACGAAGATAGACAATCCGCTGTACAATATCAGATTAGAAGTATACCAACACTCATATTTTTTAATGGGGGTGAATTAGTTTGGAGAAATAGTGGTGTTCTTTCAGAAAAAGCTTTAATAGAAAAAATAGGAACAAATAGTTAAATAAAGATATTTATATTAATAACAAACCTAATGTTTTATTTATGAGTAAAAAAATTAAACTTATTATGAAAATATTTAAAGACATGCTTACAGAAAAAGGTGCTTACTCACAAAGTAGGGTATATCTATTGTGGGCAGTAATTGCGTATTACATAACTTTAGGTATTCTTATGTCTAAAGGTATAAATAAAGAAAACACATTAGATTTAAATAAATTCCAAATTATCATTGATGCCTTAGAATATTCTATGGTATTATTTGCGGGTTATACCTTTGGTGGTAAATTTTTAAATGTGATACAAACTATAGGTTCACTTAGGAATAATAAAAAAGAAGATAGTGATAATCAATGAAAATTATAATATCTGAAAGTCAATATAAAAGATTATTAACTGAAGACGATAAAAGTTTTTTAGATGGTATGGTGGATTTTCCTAACATAAAAAATGTTATTGATCCTTTTGTTGCTAAAATATTTGTAACATTAAAAAATGATGGATCATTTACACCTAATACACAGTATTTAAATAGTAGTCTTCACAATATTTTTATGAGAATTGTTAGAGAGATTATGTCATTAACTGATTTTACTAAGGCGGAATGTGTGGTATTAGCACATAACTATAGTAGTGTTTATTGGGGTGATATAGTTAAAGCATCTGAAACTGGAGATTGGAAATCTTTAGTAGGTAAACCATTAGAATTTTATGGGAAGTTTGAATGTCCTGCTACTGTTTATCATACAGGTATTGTAAATGGTTATTCTGAAGGTATTGGATATGCATACGCTACTGATTATGAAGATTTTATCAATAAAAAAGAACAACGTATTATTGATATAGAAGATAATGGTGGTAATATTAATTATGATCTTTCGGATGTAGATTGGGAACCTAATTGGGATTTTTCATATGATACTTTTTCTGAAGAAGACATTGATTACGATAACATAAACATTAATTTAAATTAAAGTGAGAATTAAGATTAATGAAGAACAATATAATAGATTACTAAGTGAGAATGTAGATTCTAAATTAGGCGATATAATAACTAAACCTATAATTAGAATAATGATTTCTTTAAAGAATGATTATGATGTTGATTTTGACGGGTATTTAGGTATTGAAAAAATAAAACAGGATTTTAGTTTAAACCACTCAGACGCACTAAGTTTAATACATAATTATAAAGAATACTTTCAAAATAAAAGTATCGATGAATTTGATCAAATGTTGGGTAAACCATTAACAAAAATTAATGAATATATTATTAGTGTAAATTTACCCGCAATTGTTCAGGCTAGAGCTTTTGTAGATTCTAAAATAATTGTTAGGGCTAGTTCACCACAAGAAGCTTTAGATTTGGCTGCAAACGGAGATTATGTAACAATGGATATTGACAGAGGAAGTAGATATAATCAAAATGTTGATTTAGATTGGGATTTTGATGATGTAGAAATAGTTGATGATATGGCTACCGATGTATTAAATGATTATTCAAATGAGTGGGGAGAAAACGAAATCAATAGATTTATTAAATTAAAACAATGAGAATAATAATTACAGAAAGTCAATACAAAAAAATATTATTAAGGGAGTTTGGTGAAACTATTAAAGACCCTAAAAAATGGTATCGTAAGATACTTAAATGGGTTGATAACGACCCAAAAAGAATAAACTTTGAAAGTAGTTCTTTTGAAACTGTGGCTTATGATGATAAAGATATTTACTTAGGTTACTATGATAAAGAAAATAATTTCGGATTTGTAGTTACTGAATACGGTATAGGTGTTGACGATTACACTGAAGAAGAAATATTGGATGAAGAAGATGCTGCTGGTGGCGGTGATGCTCCTGCTGGTGCTAGTTCATCTAAATGGCCCCTTAAAGACGTTAACAGAGGTCCTGCAAATACAATAGATAATTCTGCTTGGTCAGTAGAACCAGCAAGAGGTCCCGCAAATCAATTAACTTAATTAGTTACTTCCGTTGTTTGTTTGAGTTTCATTAGTCTGATTAGACTGATTAGTTGGTTTTACAACAGGTTTTTTCTTTTTACAACCACATCCCATGATTAAAATTTTTAAAGGTAATATTATTATACCTACAATTATAGGTATTTTAAATTTTTTTGTAAATAGTTAAAAATACTATTTTTTTGGTTTACCACAACCACATCCTCCACCTTTCATAGCGTTAGTTTTTTTTAATGTTATTATATAATAAATATAAAGTAATATTATTATTTGTAAAATGTTTTGATAAAAATTTGTTTATTTAGAATAAAATAATTATATTTGTCTAAAATATTTCAAATGGACACAGATTTTTTAAAAGAAGTTTTATCACTACCATCAATATCGGGTAACGAAAGTGTGGTTAGGGATTATATAATAAATTTCGCAGAAGTTAATGGTATTACTCATTATGTCGATAATAAAGGTAACTTATACCTTACTAAAGGTATGTTAGATTCTATTGACGATTACTTTCCCTGTGTTGTTTCACATATGGATACTGTACATAGAACACATAAATCATTGATTGAATCTAATCAAAGATTAATTATAAAGGAAAGTATGGAAGGTGCACTCATTGCATATCATCCCGAAACCGAATATCAAACAGGTATAGGTGGTGATGATAAATGTGGTGTCTATGTATGTTTGGAACTATTCAAAAAATTCGATAAGTTGAAAGGCGCCTTCTTTGTAGAAGAAGAAATAGGTATGTTAGGTTCTAAAGAATCTGATGATAATTTTTTTAGTAATGTTGGTTACGCAATTCAATTTGACGCACCTTCATCTAATTGGATAACTGAGGTATGTTTTGGTGTTAAACTATTTGATGAGGAATTCAAAAATCAAATAAAAGAAACCTTAAACGAATCAGGATATACTAAATTTAGTAACGACCCATTTACTGATGTAAATCAATTGGCAACTAAATATGATTTTAGTTGTTTGAACTTAGGTTGTGGTTATTATAGACAACATACTGATTCTGAATATGTAGTTATTTCAGAAGTATATGACTCTGTAAATGCTGGTGAAAAACTAATTTCTAAACTGGGTAATGTTAAATATACTCATAAAAAAGTAATTGTGGAAACAAAACATAATCCTTATACATATAATTTTGATTTAGATGAAGATATGGATGAGTTTGACGAGTTAGGAGAGGGTATTACTGACTTAGTTATTGATTTATTTCTTAATGGAGTTAGTGAAGAAGAAATAAAGTATGAAGTGTCTAAATATTTAAGAAGTTATTAATATGTGGGATTTCGATAATTTTGATAGAAATAAAATAAGGAAATATTCTTTAATTGCGGTATTAACTTTTTTTAGTATCACCGCTTTATTTTTGATTTTTCCTTTTTTATTCTATACTATTGTATTTTTGGGTATTTTAATACCTACATTTTTTTTAATTAAAAACTATAAAAAAGACAAATATGAAGAGTAACATTTTAAGAGAAAGTGGTATTGTTGAAAGAATCATTGGTGATTTATCTGTTTATGGTGATATACCTAACAAAGGTTTTTTAGGTGGGGGTGCAGTTGCAAATTTATTAATGAGTTATGTTTGGGAAGAAGATTACCCAATTAATGATTTAGATATTTTTATAGAGGATGAAGGTGATACTATTAGACAACGACCAAATTCACCTGTAAGAAGTGCGAATTTATCTATTGAAGGTGACGGTTATATGGTAACAAAATTATCCTTTGAATCGGGAACTACCTATAGAATAATGGGTGTTGAAAGGGAGGGTATGCTCAATACAATAGTAATTAGTAAAATATATGATAGAGAAAAAAGAAAAGATTACAATTATATATTAAATGGATTTGATTTTAATTGTTGTCAGGTTGGTATTGATTTGGAGAGTAACAAATTATTTTATACTGAAGATTTTGAAAACTTCTTAAATAATAAACAATTAGAAGTTACTGCAATTTATACACCATCACATACTGCAATAAGATTATTTAAGAAGATTGATGAACTTAAATGTTACTGCAATGTGGATGAGTGTATGGAGTTACTATCTCAACCACTTATAACAGAAAATATTTTAAAGATAAATAAAACCCATTTTGGTTTATATTTTAGTTTGAAATATAGGGATATGTATATGAAGTATTATACCAATATTAAAGAATACTTCAAAATGGTTAGATTATTTGATCACAAAAAAAGATTGTGGATTGAGAAACACAAAGGTGAAAATAATATACCATCAACACACACACTCGCTTGGTTAGATAATAAAACTGTAATACCACAACAACTATTAGACAGTTGGGCAAAACATAGTGAAGTTATATGGACTTTAGAACCAAAAAAATTCATTAAACCTAACAAAGTTATTATGGATGTGTTAAAAGATATGAATTTTAATCCTTTAACATTCATGAATGCGTATAGAATAACCACCAATAAATTAAATAAAAAATTAAAAGAGAAAGCAAATAAAGTACTTACAGGTAACTATAAGTTATGTAAAATGTTGGCTATTGTTGATAGTGATTTCTATGATTGCGATTTTGATGAAAAACATTTAGATTATGTTGAAAATTTTGTTGATAGTGAAAGATGGGCACTTGTAACTATGGTTAGAGAAAGGATGAATGTGCAGGAATCTTATAACTTAATAAAAGATATTAAAAAGATATTAAATAAAGAAGGTGAATGGGTTTCAGAATTAATCTCACAATACCTCCACAGGAAAAATAAGGCGGTTAAACCTACTTATGAAAATATCCTAAACGGTATCTCCAAAGAAAAAGAAAAATATTGTGTAAGTCTAATTAAACCTTTATCTTTAGATGAATTAAATTTACCTAATGAAGATATAAAGATTAAAGAGTTAACTACTGAATTGGATCTTAGATGGGCTGGTAAGAAATTAAATAATTGTATGAATAATTCTGGACAAAATTACGCAGGTAAAATAAAAAGTGGTAAAACTAAATTATTTGTGATAATGACAAAAAACAATATGTCTGGTTTAGAATTCGAATTAGTTGAGGAAACTGTTTATCGTATAGTGCAGATATTATCTTATTGTAATAAAGTGACTAGTGAATATCATAAAACTGTTGGTAATCTTCTAGCAAATTATTTAAATATGAAACATTTAAAAGAGATTTATGAATCTAAGATGAGTTCATTTGTTAGTATTGATTTACTGAATAGATCATTTTTATTGAATCTAAAAGACGAAAAAACTAGTGAAAACCCAACAGCTTTATTTGGTGAAGGTTTATATGGTGGTGGAATTGTTATGGAAGAGGAGGTAACGGAAGAATATGTTATGGAAGAAGAGTTAACGGAAGAAGGAATACGTGTGGAATTACCTAATCCAGATGGTGAAGGTGATATACTAGTGCCAATTAGAAATATTGGGGATATTCGAAATTATAATGATATACGACAACCATTTGAATTGAGAGTTGTGTTACCAGAAGAATTGGAACAACGAATAGAGAGAATTCAACAAGAAGATAGAACAATAATAGTACCCGATACACCAATGGGAAATAACGCTCCCCCAATTATTCAAATGAATTGTAATATAGTACCAACTAATTTATGGGATAATCAACCCATTAATGATAATGATAATGAAATTGGGTATAACGATTATAGGGATTAACTTATCGATAAAATAGTATAATTTATTTTTCCCAGATATTTATAATAAAATGGTGGGAAGATGGAAAATGGTAGCACTGTTGATAAGGCATTATTTTATTTGGGTAAAATAAATCCTGAAGAACTACAAAATAATTTTGATCTAATTTATGATAGATACAAAGCTAGAGCAGAAAAAAAAGGTCTTCATGGGGATATTAAATTTGTAGAATCATTAGAGACTATCTTTATCTATGTTATGATAATTTGATAGTCTCTTTTTTTTATGAATTTCTGACGTTCAAATCAAATTGATATAAACCTGATCCGTTATTACCAATTATCTTCAATTGATTGATTAATGATTTAAATTTATACTCTTCTTCTCTTTGTTCACATATAAACCATTGAATAAAGTTTTCTGTATTAAAATCATTTGTTTCTCTACACGCAATTAATAATTCATTGAATGTATTAGTTATTTCTTTTTCATTGAACAAACTATCCTCAAAAAAACGTAAAAGATTAAATTCTTCGTATTTATCTTCTAAAAAAGTGTTTGTTGGTATAGATGGTTTTTGATCACATTCCAATAAAAAATCACATATCTTTAACATATGATGTCTTTCTTCTTCTGATTGTTTTCTAAAGAATTTTGCGACACCACTATAACCATTTACATCACATAAGATAGATAGGTTTAAATAATAGAAAGACGCTCTATTTTCTAACCATAATTGACTATTTAATAAGTTTAAAACTTTTTCATTCATATTAATTATTTTTATTTTTTTTATTCTGGATAAAAATAGCTTTATTCTTTTCTTCTCTATTTTTAACTGATTTTTTAACAAATTCTTGTCTGTCCCTACATTCTTTAGTGACATTGGTTTTAATGAATTTACCTTTTAGTTCTTTTAAGGCTCTTTCTATGTTACCATTTTTAACTTCTATCTTTAACATATTGATAAATTTTATAATAAAATGTAATATTTATAATTATAAAAGTAAATATAAAGGAAATGAAAATAGTAAATATATTAAATGAAGGTAAAATTAATAATATACATAGAAAATTATTAAACGCAATTAATAATTCTTTGGGTTATGATGACTCTATTGAAGACGCTTGGACATTTTTAAGTGATGACTTATCTATTGATGATATGGATTTAAAAATAGAGGTTTTACACCTATATAATCAATACGATGATGAAGAAGGATTTAATAATCTACAGGATTCAGATTTGGATGGGGCAGGAAACATTGATAATGATAGAATAATGGCGTTGGCGTTATTTTTAGATGTACCACCTATTTTAATTGAGGACATGATGTACTCACATTTTGATATGAATACATATAAAGATTTGACTACCGAAAAAGTTTATGCCGTTGGTGATGAAAGTGAGGCAGAAGAATCTATGAGACTTTATTTTTCAGATTTTGTTGATAATCAAGGAGGTTTAGAAAATATCGACAGATATTTATTAGATGACTATATAGAAATTGATGAATATGTAGTGAGACAATTCGCTAGAGAAGAGGCGGAAATTATTGTTGATGATATGGATGAAGATGATGTTATTAGTGAAGCGGGTTATGATAAAGATGATATAGAATCAGTTATTGAGGACTTAGAAGAAAAAATTAGTGAATTAAATGATGAGATAAGAAGTTTAGAATCTGAAATGGATGAATTTATTTCAGATAATGATGAAGGTGATTATGATTCAGAAATAGAAGATTTAGAGGAAAGAATTAATGAATTAATGACTGAAATGAGTAATTTAGAATCTCAGTTAGAGACAGAAAAAAGTAATTTAGAATCTCTTTATGAAACCGCCAAAGAAGAGTTAATAGATAAAAAAGAAGAAGAAATATATGATAATATAGAATATAGCGGGGTAGATTATTTTACAAATGAACTAGGTTATACTTTTACAGATGCAGTTAATCGATACTTTACATTAGATGAAAGTGCGTTAGAGGAATATTTGGCAGAAAATGAAGATAGAGGTCAAACTTTAGGACCCTATGACGGACAAGAAAATGAACAATATTATGATGGTACATATTATTTTATATACAGGACAGATTAAAAAATTATGTTAAAGGAAAAATATTTAAAAAAAATTATTAGAAGGGTTTTATCTGAGAACTATCAATCAGATATGGAGTCATACAATGAAATTAAAAATTTACTATATAGGGTATGGGATAAACTAAAAGAAAGGGGTATATCGCCGAAATTAGATGGGTTAACATATAATTTGGCAGATATTAAAAAAAACAGTAATCTAGAGTTACATATTTTATTACCAATATGGTTTGAATATAATGGTGGTTTCGAAAAGGTGTATGAGGAGTATTTAAATAATTTAGAAGGTAAAGAATTTAATATCACTGAATCTGAATATGATTTAGATATGAATATTATGATATTAAATGTTGAATTATATATTGAGGAATTTTCAGTTGAATTAGGGGTTAGGGTTCTGGATAGTGAAGTTAATGGGTTTATATTAAATGATGATGGTGAGGAAATACAGATGAGAATGACAATTCAGGATCAGTTGGCGGAGTTAGAATACGATTCACAAGATTTTGAGCAATATATAAAAGAAAATATTATAAATACATTAAATGAGTTATTTGAAGAAAAATATGGTATAACAATAAATGATATAAGATTTGTATGAGGTTAAATAAAGATAAAATTAAAAGAATAATATCTGAAATGAGGTTTGATGGTAAATCCACAGGACTTTTTTCTGATGAAGAACCAAAAGAAACTAATGAATTCTTTGATAAATTAAAGGATAAATGGAGTTCTTTTATGGGTGCAGCTAAAAGAGAAGGAAGAGAAACTGGTGAGGCTGCTAGAATATTAAAAAGATATGTGACAGATAGGGAAAGTGTAACACCGAAAGAGTTATCATTTTTAAAGTCACAATCTATGGACTTATTAAGAATTGTTAGTATATTAGGTTTGGGCGCAGTATCCGCTGCCATACCAATTGCATTAGAAAAACTTTTAAATAAAGGTGGTATGAGTATAATGCCTAAAAGTCATTTAGATATGAATAACGAAGATGAAACATTAGACGAAAGTAAAAAGAAAAAAAATAAACTATGTGCTAGAGGAGTTAGTGCGGCGAAATCTAAATACGATGTTTATCCTTCAGCTTATGCCAATGGATACGCGGTTCAAGTATGTAAAGGTAAGATTGCTGGGTTAGATGGTAAGAAAAGATGTAGTGGTAGTTATTGTAGTGGTAAAAGAAACGAATCCTATAATTTTGATGATATAGAAATTGCAAATAGATTGGATGAGGATTTAGCAGTTTGGTTTGGTACTAAGAAAAAAGGTAAAGGTTCTAAACAACCACAAGGACCTTGGGTAAATATATGTAGAAAAAAAGAAGGTGGTGGACATCCTGAATGTGGTAGAGGTGATTCGGATAAAGGTGGTTACCCTGTTTGTAGAGCAAAAAGTGTTGCAGCTAGAATGAGTCAATCTGAAAAAGATTCAGCTTGTAGACGTAAAAGAGAGCGAGAGAAGACAGATGGTAAATCAGGTAAAGGACAAACGCCTAGTCCAATTAAAATTAAAAATTATAAATCTAAGAAAAATGAATCTTTAAATATTAATAGAATGTTAATTACTGAAAGTAGAACTATTATTAGTGAAGGTTTAAAATATCATATAGATAATCAAATACCATTGACAGAAACGATTTATAGGTATGGTAGTGAATCATTCTTCAAATTGATAAACGAAGTTAGAGAATTACATAACAAAGGTAAAATTGATTTATCGTATGAAGATACTGAAATAATAAAAACAGATATTGGTAAACAAGCTATCTATGAAGGTAAAAAAGTATGGTTAGATATACCATTTGAGGATAACCAATTAAATGAGGCGGAGTATAAAGGTAAGAAGGTTGAACTAAGTAAACCTAAAAGAGGTGGTAGTAAAAAGTTTTATGTTTATGTAATGTGTAATGGTAAAGTTAAGAAGGTTTCATTCGGTGCAAAATCTGGTGGTGGTAACTTAGCGGTTAAATTAAGAGATCCTAAGGCTAGAAAAGCATTTGCAGATAGACATAATTGCCCACAAAAAAATGATAAGTGTAGTGCTGGGTATTGGAGTTGTAGATTACCAAGATACGCAAAACAATTAGGTTTATCTGGAGGAGGAACTTGGTGGTAAATAATTAAACAAATAAATACATTATGAAAAGAATAGTAAAATTAACTGAGAATGATATTAGAAACGTAGTTAGAAAAACTATGAATGAGCTGAATAAATCAACATATGAAAGTGCGGCATCTAAGGCAATAGAAAAAGGTGATGAGGGATTAGCAATGAAATTTTTAAATCATTCTAATGAAATGGGTATCGATGATATTCAAGGTAATGATTATCATAGTAGGGGAAATAGATATATGTTCTTCTCAAATTTAGAACAAATGAGAAGACAATGTGATATGTTATTAGATATGGATCCCGAAATGGTTGAAGGTATTTTAGAAAATGGTCATGATTGGGCACAAGATCACATATCTGAAGCTAAAAATAATATGGATCAGGTGTTTGATTTTTTAATGAACGAAACTAAAAGAAAAGGTAGTGGGTCAACTGAAGATATGATGAACGAAAGGTGGACTCAAAAATATAAAAGATCTATAAATTGTAATAACCCAAAAGGTTTTTCACAAAGAGCACATTGCCAAGGTCGTAAAAAAAAATAAATATTTAGTTATGAAAAAGAAAATATTAATTACTGAAAACCAATTTAAAAAATTATTAAATAAGGGTAGTAAAAGGTATTTAAATGAATCGGAAAATGTTTCTCAAATGAGTAAACCTAGTGGTGATAAACTAGAGTTTCCTGAATGCCCTGAAGGACAATATTGGGACTTCACCAAAAAAAAATGTGTAGACTATGGTTTTAGTAAATATGATACACCTAAAGTATACACTGACACTTATAGTGGTATGGATGATTATTTCGCAAAACAAAAAGAATTATTTTATAAACAACTAAATGATACTAGAGAAAAAGATAAAAAAGTAATAGAACCTTATTTTAAAAGAGCGAAAGATTATTGGAGAAACAGGTTAAATGATCCAATAACCAGAAGTAAACACAAAGAACAGTTTAATCTAACTGATGAACAAGTAGAGAATAAATTTAAAAATTATTTAACTGTTATTGATAATACTAAATTAGAAATGATTAATAGATATGGATCATCAAAAGGTACTTACGCATTTATTTCAGACGCATATATTGATAGTGACTTAAATAAAAGTGGTATGGGTACTATTTTTCAAACAGAATACGACTCTTTGATTAGTGCGGGTAGTAATGAAGTCGCTGCGTGGTTAGGTAGTTTAGTTTCTACAATTTCGGGTGGTAACGACATAAACGATTGTAGGGTATTCATACCATCACCTTTAATTGGTGTACTTGCATATTATGAACAAACTTTTGTGCATGAGATGACACACTTGTTAGATTCTAGGGTTGGACCTTTAACCTCATCAGAGGTTTTGGGAAAATCATTCCCAAAAACAGTAGATAAAGAAGGGATTTCGGTTGAGGATATAAAGAAATCAAATAAAGTATTGGCTAATTATTCTGTTTATGTTCCTGATGAATCGGATATGGAATTGGATATACCGAAAGATTTGAAGTTAGATTTAAATAAAGGTATATCTGACTTTATGAAACTAAGTACTTCATCCACTAAAAAAAATTTATCGGCCGCTAGAGCCAAAACTATGATAAAAAAATTGTTAAATGTGATGGAAGCAGATAATAATAAATCTTATGATTGTGATTATATGGAAAAAACTGCAAATGTTACAGAAATAAGAAGTTCTTTAAATCTATCACCTGGTGAAAAACTAGAATGGGCTGGAGTTGTTTTATCTTACTTTAATGACGGATGGGTAGTTACTTCAAATAAAAAACAACATAAAAAAATAGAAACATTACCAGTATACAGAATTTTATCATGTTGGATTTGGAATAATTTTACACCAGATTTACAAACATTATTTGAAAATATTGATAATTTTGTGATGAGTAAAGAAGAAAAAGGGATTAAAACTACATCACCATTAAATGATAAAAATTTAGAGTTGGCACATTATATAAGAAAAAACATTAAAGATTATATATTTGAGAGAAATGATACTCAGTTACCATTTGAAGAAAATAAAGTAAATGGTTTTTTTATTAGAACATTTTCTAATGATGTTGAAGATACTGAACTTGTTTGGCATAGAGATAAGGAAGATAGGGTAGTGGAAAGTGTGGGACATACTGATTGGATGATACAAATAGACAATGAATTACCAAAACCACTTACAGAAAGAACATTCATACCAAAAGAAAAATATCATAGAGTTATTAAAGGTAGTGGCGATTTAGTGGTTAGGGTTAAAAAATTGTAAGATTTTTATTGACTATTAACTTAAAAATTCATATTATTAAAATAAAAAATATGGATAAACCTATTAACCCAAACGAAAGGGTAGTTCACCCATCCCACTATAACAAAGGTATTGAAATGTGGGATTATGCCTATTCACATAATTTAGATTTCTTTGAGGGTAACGTAGTAAAATATGTTACTAGATGGAGACATAAGAATGGGATAGAAGACCTAAAGAAAGCAAAACAATATCTAGATAAACTTATCGAACTTAATGAGGGTAATAGTAGCAGGTAGTAGAGAATTTAATGATTACCCTAAACTTAAAAAGAAGTTAGATATTATCTTAAAAAATCAAAAAGACATTACTATTATATCCGGAACTGCAAATGGTGCAGATAAATTAGGTGAGAGATACGCCAGTGAAAAACATTATAATTTAGAACAATATCCAGCTATGTGGGATTTATTTGGTAAGAAGGCTGGTTATATGAGAAATGAAGAGATGGCAAAAGTTGCAGATGCTTGTGTTGTTTTTTGGGATGGCGAATCTAAAGGGACTAAACACATGATAGATATATCAAAAAAATATAACCTAAAACTGCGCATTATCACATTTTAACATATTTATTTCGAAAATATGTTATGAATTATATAATCGAAGAAATTTATGAAATATCTTGTGATACTGATAAGATATTAACTGTGGTATTTAGATTAGAAGGTGATGGTGAAGATTATTACAGAAAATTAGTAGATAGTGATTACTATAACTGGTGTAATGAACATTATATATCTGAAGGTGAAAATTTTTACGAATTAGATATCTATGATGATGAAGAATACATGCCTGATTATTTTAATTACGATAAATGGAATATGTATTATTCTAATGAAGACATGGTTATAGACTATATTATGGATAATTACCCATCTTTAAAAAGTCTACCTTCGGCACAGATAGATTAGTAAACCAAATTAACTATTAAATCTATACCGTTCTCTTCTCCCCATCGTTCAAATTCGATTGAGTGTGGTTCTCTATCCTCCCACATTTCTATTTGTTCTACGTTAGGGTATCTTAAAACTAATGATCTTAGTGTATTTATTTTACTACCTAATGTATCACCATTACCTTTGTAATGATATTCATCAAACTGAATATTATGTAACTTTAAAAGTCCTTCTACTTGTTTAGATTGTTGTGGTAGTCTACCTGTCAACATAATAACTAAAGTATTAGGTTTTTTTAATTCCAACCTATAATCCACTACAGTTTGTTCTATTGGTTGAATATCGAATATTGAATCATCTAAAGATTCTGGTTTACTCCACCAACCAATGTGAGGGTATTTTTTTCCAGTAATTTTCTCCCAATGATTTTTACCTTCTTCTGGATGTGGCGTATCCATAAGAGTACCATCAAAATCAAAAATAGATATTTTAGTTATGTTATTTGTATTTTCTTTAATTAATTTTTTATTAAATCTAACACTTTCATTTAAATCTAAAACACTTCCTTGTATCCAGTTAGTTAAATCTTCTATTGGAACAAGATGACTTTTACCTTCATAAGTGAATTTAATTTTATTAGAACCTAAATCTACATCGTTACTATAGAATTCTAATTTACCATCCTCACTTCTATATAAATCTATTTTGTCACTAACTTTTTTCACTAATTTAAATCCTAATTTTTCAATCAGTTCGTTAAACCTTCTTCTATTTTCTAGTAATTCTGATAAATCTATATCACCCTCTTCAATTATCGAATCTATTATCCTCCTCAACGTTCTATTAAATTCTGTAACTACATCCTCAATACCTTCTTCATCTACCCACTTTTCATAATAAGAATCTTCTAAATAAACACTTGGTTGTATTTCAGCATCTTTTAATTCTGATAAATTTAATAAATTTTTTTCTATAATTATTTGTACTAAATCCTCATATGGAACTTCTATACAATAAGAACCACTACTACAACTAGCGTCTTTTATATTATATTTTATTTCTGAATCGTATTTCTCTCTTGTTGATGCGTTTCTACCTCTAGTAACTGCGTAACCCAATTCAGTAGTATAATCAGATACAATAGTGTTATAATATTCTGTAGGTAATATACTATCTAAAAATTTTGCGATGACACCCGATTCCATTGGGTTTGAGGAATCTTTACCTGGCCAATCATTTTTACCTGCAATCGTTGCTAATTCTTCTAAAAGCTCTATAGTTTCTTCATTGGTATAGGGATAATTAAATTCATCATCGTCCATTTCATCATAATCATCACCATATGTACTATGTGCTTTGTTATAAACCCATAAATCATTTTCATCTAAACCAGAAAAATATTTCTCCCAGTCATCAGAATCTAATTCTAATGTAACAGAATCATCATTCCAAACAATACAAGGTGTCGTACTTCTCCATCCACCACATTCTACATTAAACCAGTCACCGTATATTTTTTCTAATTTTTCGTATTCATTGTCATACATATAATCTATGTAATCCGACCTTTCAGAATCAGAATTAAAAGAACTCATTTTCTTAATAAAAGATAAAAGAGTACTATCATCATATTCTATTTCGTTATAATCCCCCTCACCTTTAGTATAATACCATATAGAGTATAAGTGGGCGGCTTCTTTTGAATCTAAACCTAAATCATCCTTTAGGAATTTAAATGCTTTATTTTTATCACTAACATCATATAAATGTTGATCTAAATATGTTAGAAATTTTATTTCTGGTTTACTTAATTTTCTCATATATACATTAATATATTATAAATATTAAAAAAAATCAATAAAATATTTTGTACATTTAAAAATTATACCTATATTTGTCTAAATAAAACAAAAAATTATGAACTATTTAGATTTAAATCAGATTGGGTCAATTTGTCCTTCGGCACTTACGCAAGTACCGTCAAATCATTTGTCGAATCATTACAGATTCATTCCTACTACAGAAGTAATCGATCTTTTGGGTGATCAGGGTTGGTTACCAACTCAAGCAGTACAAACCAGAAGTAGAAAGGGTAATGAGTCTAAGTCACCATTTAAAAAACATATGATTCGTTTTAGAAATGAAGAAAACATTAAAATTGCTAGAGAAATCGGTGATACACATCCAGAGATTCTATTAACAAATTCTCACGATGGTAGTTCTTCATTTAAATTTCACGTTGGTTTATTTCGTTTGGTGTGTTCTAATGGATTGGTTATTGCGGATAAGACTTTTGATCAGTTCAGAGTAATGCACAAAGGGTTCCAATCAGAGGATATTATGAATGTTGTTGGTATGACAACTGAAAAGATTCCTTCGGTTGTTGGTAAGGTTCAAAGTATGATGTCAAAAGAACTTACCTTAACACAACAATACGATTTCGCTAAGATGGTAGCTGATCAAAGATGGGGTGAAGATAAAATGATTGATGTTAATCAAATGTTATCTATTCGTAGACAAGAAGATGCAGGAAATGACTTATGGAGTGTCTTCAATAGAGTTCAGGAAAATATGTTACAAGGTGGAACATTGATTGTAACTCCAAAAGATAATGGTAGTGTTAGGAGATCACGTAGTAGAGCAATACGATCAATCGAACAGAATTTGGAGGTTAATAAAATGTTGTGGAGTTTGTCTGAATCAATTTTATAAAACAATAATCCTTTAATAAAATTATGGGGAGATTTTCTCCCCATTTTTTTTTTGCGATATTATGTACTTTTACGTAGTAAAATATATTTATATTATAAACATTTAAAATGATTGAAATTACTATTGCATTTATAACTGGGGTGATAAGCCCAATTACAGTAATGTTAGTTAAAAACTGGTTAGATAAAAATAAAAAGAAACATGATCCAGTAGCGGAAACTTTAATGGTTAGTGAATTAGTTACCCACAAAATGGATGAAATTAGAGAAGGTGTTAAAGGTGATAGAGTGTGGGTTACGCAATTTCATAATGGAGGACACTTCTATCCGACTGGTAAGTCAATAACTAAATTCTCTATAATATATGAAACGGTATCAGTAGAGGTTAATTCGATACAATCTAATTTACAGAATATACCAGTTAATTTATTTTCTAAAGCACTAAATGAATTAGTAACAAATGACGTTATTGAAATTCCTGACTTTAAAGATGAAACGATACCCACATATGGTTTAAAATATATTGCGGAAGAGAATGGCTGTAAATCTGGTTATTTGTTTGCGATAAAAACTATTGATGATAGATTCATTGGTGTCTTAGGAATTGACTTCACGAAGAAAAAAGTAAAATTAGATGACGATGTAATCAACAATATTATGATACAAGTGTCTTCTCTTGGTGGGGTACTAATGAATCATTTAAAAGGATAAACCAAATAGGTATATCCCTATTAGTCCATTTAGAAAAATCTTTTTTGTATTTTAAATAATATTCTCTGTAGGATTCTATTGCATCACCTATTTTACATTCATCAGGCATTGCTAAAGCAAATGATGTGATGTCACCTTTTTCTTTAATGTTTGGGGTGTTTAAAAGACACCATTCTATAATATCTTGTGATTTATGTCTTTTACCATATCTATGACTATATTCTGCACATAATTCTATACCCAAATCACATAACCAAATATAATTCTCTATACATTCTCTAGCCCATATAGAACAGGGATGATTTCTGTGTGATAACTTATATGGCGCATCTCCACCAGTCATATGGTGTACCCCACATAACAATTGAGCGGTTTCTAAAATCATCTTAACAACATGTTTGTCATTATGCATTTGAGCCGCAATTTTTGGATTGGTGTCTAAAACAAATATATTCATAATAAATTTTTATACAAAAATATAAAAAAAAATGGAATTAAAAAATATATATTGATTTTTTTAAATAAATTCACTAATATTGAGTATGGAAAATAAAAATTTAGTTGAAGCGTTAGTAAAATTTATTAAAAAAGATAATGAGTTAAATGAAGAACATTTAGAACATTTAAAGAATAATGTGACAGAGATAAAAATTAAAAGAGATAGGTTGGATTCAATAATGGATCAATTAAGAAATAGTATAATTAAAAGTAGTGCCCATCTATTAATCGATAAAATACATAGGGGTGAGAAAGAATCAGTTTTGACAATACTAAATAATACTAGAGATAAATCCGTATTTTATGATTTTAAAGATATACTAGATAGTTTACTAATTGAATACGAAAGATATAACCAAAACTATGAAATTAATAATCCAGACTTAATTGAGTGTAAAGAAAGGTTAGGTTTAAACGATCATAAACTTTTTAAATTAATTAATGAAATAGATTTGGAATAATAAAAAATTTTTTATATATTTGTCTTAAATATCTATTATGTCGAATGTAACTGTTTATTCAAAAGAAAAAATGTTTAAGTTGTTATCCAATGATTTTCAACCTGTTGAGGATAAATTAGGGTTACCAACTAAAGTAGAATGTGGTTGGATACTAAATAGTTTTGATATTACTTCTTCTCATGGTAGATATATGTTATCACAATCCATTGCTAGATTTATAATTGATTACTTTGGATTGACTGCCGAAATATCTGTAAAAATATCTCAAGATTTTGTGGAATATCTATATGGGGAATATAAAATAAGAATTTTATCATTATGAAAGATTTTTATTTTAGTGATGAACAAGATGCTAAAGAATTTTTATTAAAAAATAAATGGTTAATAAATTCATTAATAGTTGAGGGGGTTAGAAAATCTATAGATGAGGGACTTGAAGAATTAGTAATTTTTAGGATTATAAACCCAATAAGTAATTATGTTTTAACTACTGAAATAAATAAAAATAATTGGGTTAACTCACTTATTAAATGTTTAGATTTTTATGAATTAATAGAAGAGTATGAGATGTGTGATAAAATAATGCATATGATGGAGGAAATAAAAAATGGAAATACTAAATCAAATTAAGGCTAAAAGTAAATGTGTGAGAGTTATTGAAAGCTGTAGAACAAAAGAACAATATAAATCTGCAAAAAATTATGTTGATCTTTATTATAAAAAATTTGAAGACTTTGTTGGTTATAATGAATTAAAAAGAATGTTAAATAATAGATATGAGTAAAAAAAATACAATTAGTGTGTGTACAGGTGTAGGATTAAATATGTTCTTTCCTGAGTATGTTACGGTTGAAATCCCAAATAAAAAAAACACAATTATCAGTGATTGGTTAGAAGAACACGGTGACCCTAAAATTGAAAAAGAAGTTGAGAGTCAACTTAAAAAAACAACACGTAAACGTAAAACTAAAAAAGATGTATAGAGTAATTTATTGGGTATTAAAAATTATATCTGCCTTACTTTTACTAGTACCAGTTATTTTATGTTTACCAGGTTTAATGTTCCATATACTATCAGAAGAATTTGATGGTTTAGGTTTTGGGGATGAAATGAATGAAGATAACAAAAATGATCAAAAAAAATAAAGGTTATGGATAAAATAAAAAATAAGGCGTTAACATATGATGATGTTCTATTAATACCGAAATATTCAGATATTAGTAGTAGATCACACATTAATTTAAATACAAAAGTTAGTAGAAGATATGGGTTGTTAACCCCTTATGTTGCGTCTTGTATGGATACAGTATGTGAATCTGAAATGGCAATTAAAATGGCTGAACTAGGTGGTGTAGGGTGTATTCATAGATTTATGACAGTAGAGGAACAATGTGAAGAAGTAAAAAAAGTTAGAAAACATTTTCAAACGTATTCATTATATGAGCTATGGGGTGTTATGTATGACAATTGGCATAGTGAAATACAAGATATTCCCGTTATGGCTGCCATTGGAGTAATGGTTAGCGACATCCAAAGAGCAATTAAATTAGTTGAATCAGGTGTGAATATTTTAATAATTGATGTGGCACATGGTCATCATTCTAACGTTAAAACTATGATTTCTGAATTAAAGAAAAACTTACCCGATCATGTTGATATCATTGCTGGGAATATATCAACTACGGAATCTGCTATGGATCTACGTGAATGGGGTGCTGATGGTTTAAGAGTTGGTATTGGTGGTGGTAGTTTATGTACTACTAGAATAAAAACTGGACATGGTGTACCAAACGTACAATCTATAGTGGATTGTATTGTTGATTCAGAAATACCTGTTATGGCTGATGGTGGTATTAGAAATAGTGGTGATATTGCTAAGGCATTAGGATTAGGTGCGTCTTGTGTTATGTTAGGTTCCTTATTGGCTGGAACAAAAGAATCTCCAGGTAAAATCGTTTCAATTCGTGATGGTTCACTTTATAAAAAATATAGAGGTTCTGCTAGTTTAGAAACTAAATCTACACATGGTCAGTCTACTAAACATATCGAAGGTGAATCTACATTAATTCCATTTAAGGGTAATGTTTCCTATATAGTAGAAAGTCTTAATGATGGTGTGAAATCTGCACTATCTTATAGTGGGTGTAGAACAATAACTGAGTTCAACGAAAAAGCAACTTTTGTGGAAATAACTAATTCAGGAATGGCAGAATCAAAGGCACATTTACTATAGTTGTTCGATACTTAAAACTTTAACACCTTGACCCTTATTTTTAAGGGTCATTTCTTTTTCATTGGGGTATAGAATATTATTGGATAATGTTTCCATAACATCTAAGTTAGTTTTAGGTGAAGATACTGTCAGTAAATAAACTTTTTCTCCCCTACAATCACCAGCAATACTTCCTCTACCATAATGATTATTCTTTAGATTATCCTTATCTAAAGAATAATGTGAACCAACAACACTAGTATTAATTTCTTCCTTACTGTCTACACATATTATTCTATATAAAATTAACTGAGAAGGTAATTTATTAATATAAGTAACTAAACTTATTAACTCCTCTTTTGCCCATTCTTCATTGTACCCCATATATTCATAATCGGATAATAGTTTATTAATATTTTCTTTACCTAATTTAAACATATTTTTAAAAATTTATTTACACGATTACTTTATTTTATAATAATAAATACCTATAATTATGAAAAAAACTATGGCAAAATTATATTTTAGATACTCAACTATGGGTGCAGGTAAATCATTAGACTTACTTAAAACTGCTTATAACTATGAAGAAAGAGATAGAAATATTATTCTATTCACTTCTAACTTAGATGATAGATATGGTAATAATAAAATTGCTTCTAGAATTGGTATTAGTAGAGACGCTTATTCTTTTGATGAGTCTACTAACTTATTTGAGTTTGTATCTGAAAAATGTTTTGGTTGTGATTGTGTTTTCATTGATGAATCTCAGTTCTTAACTAAAAGTCAAGTTTGGCAATTAACAGATATTGTAGATGAATTAGATTGTGATGTTATCGCATATGGGTTAAGGTCAGATTTTAAAGGAGAACCTTTTGAGGGTTCAATGTACCTAATGACTTTGGCAGATGAAATTGAAGAGCTTAAAACAGTTTGTAAATATGATAATAAAGCAATAATGAATATGAGGACATCCAACAATGTACCCGTCTTTAGCGGTTCTAAAGTTATGATTGGTGGTAATGATTCTTATATACCTGTTGGTAGAAAATATTATAAATTAATGAAGAAAAAATATGAATGATTTTATTTTAATCTCAACACACCCAATTAAAAAAAGTGATTTGGGTTTTCACGGAAACTTATTCGGTGGTAAACTATTGGCTTGGTTAGATGCGGCAGGGGCTGCGTATGCTATGGAAGTATGTGATACACCGAGAATGGTTACAGTTAAGATCGATGAATGTCTTTTTAAAAAACCAGCAAAAGAAGGACAACTATTAAAAATTTATGGTAGGGTTATGTTGGTTGGGAATACCTCATTAACATTAAATTTAGAAGCTAGATCACATAATGTTTATTCTGGAACACAAACAGTAGTTTTAAGTACGAATATAAAATTTGTGAGAATAGATGAAAATGGTGATCCTATACCGATATCTGATAGAGTAAGGGATAAGTATGATATCAAACAGAAGTAATTTTATATAATTTTATCATCAAAAATAAATGATAAATACATAAAACTGTTAAGGCGTGAACCTCAACCCAAAATAAATCAGGTAACCATATTAAAGAAAATACATAAGGTATAATCAATAATCTGTATCTTTTTATTGAAAATAAAGGGTAAAGATTTATTATAAAAAAACTTATTGCGAAAATATCGTGTAGGGTTGGGTAATACTCCACAGAAAAAATAGTTAATAAAAATAATAATACTGCCGAAAATCTCCATTTGGGTAAAGTTATAAAAATATAAGTAGTTAAGGCATTTGAAAAAATAAATAATGGTTGTAACGGTGTTTCCCAATAGGAGGATATTGACAATAGTTTATCATAGGATAACATTATCATAGGTGTTAAAAATGCAATAACTAAGATTGAAAATCTAATAATTATGTTATAATTTTTTTTATCCAACCCCCACATATTTAATATTTTAATATATAAATATTGTGGAATGTTAATTGATAGTTATTAAATGAAAATTTATTATAAAAAATGATTTATAATACATTTTAATGTGATATTTATTATATATCTATTAACTATGAAAAAATTATTAACCATTTTATTTGTTTTTTTTATAGTATCATTACATGCCCAATGTAATGTTTATCAAGTTTTTGAAGGTTTTGGGTCAACAACTTTAACTACACAAGGTGGGACTTGGGCATCAAACTCAATGATATCTTCTACAAATGCTTTTAGAACGGGGGCTAGATCAATAGGGTTTAATGGGTCTGGAGATTGGATAAGAACTCCGCAAATATCTACACCCGGAATATTGTCTTTTTGGTATAGAAGGAGTTCTAATACAACTGCTTGGCCATTAGTAGTTGAGACTTCTACTGATAATACTACATGGACAACTAGGGGTACTATTACAAATGCTACCACAACATTTCAACAATATACCCTAAACTTAGGGGCACTTAATTTAACAAATGTTTATGTTAGGTTGCGAGACACTAGATCTAGTGGTGCACATGAAAGGTATGTAGAAGATTTATCTTGGACATCTACGAACTCAAATGATAATGTGTTAGTACCATTCCCAATAACAGGTAACTGTATACAAACCATAAATTCTAGTTATACGATAATAGATCAAGGTGGTCCAAATGAAACTTATAATAATAGTATGGATCAAACTATGACATTACAACCCTCAGATAATACTAAAAAAATTGAATTAACATTTAGTTCTTTTAGTTTAGAAACAAATTACGATACACTGTTTGTATATGATGGACCAAATACTACTTTTACAAAAATAGGTAGTTATACAGGTAACGTTAATCCTGGAACTATAACTTCAACATCATCGGGTGGTGAATTAACTTTAAGGGTAAAAACTGATGTATCTAATGTTGGATCTTGGACTGGGTTTCAGGCAATTGCATCTATGATTACACCACTACCAGTAGAACTTATTCAATTTGATAGCGATGAATACCCACAATGGAATGTCATAAAATGGGCAACTGCTTCAGAATATAATTCAGATTATTTTGATTTAGAATATAGTATAGATGGTGAGAATTGGGTAAGTTTAACTAAGAAAAAGGCTGCGGGTAATAGTACAGAAATAATAAAATATTCTTACATCGACATTAATCAAAGTGAAATAACTTATTATAGATTATTACAATACGATGTAGATGGTAAGTTTAAAACATATGGGCCAATAAGTAGTTTAAAACAAATTAAAAATAAAGTAGTGGTTAATTATATTAATTTAATGGGTCAAACTGTTCACCAACAAACTAAAGGTGTTATAATTGAAGTTTATGATGATGGCACAACTAGAAAAATAATAAATTATTGATAAAAATTTGTTTTTAATATTATTTATTTCTATATTTGACGTTGTAATCACTAATTAATTGATATGGATATAAAGAATATAATAGATGGTTGTCTAAAAAACAATAAAAAATCTGAATACGAATTATACAAATGTTGTAAATCTGTTGCACATAAAACAGTAAAACAATATATTAAAAATGATGTATTGTTAGATGACGTTATTCAAGAAGGGTTTATTAGATTATATAAAAATATTAATAAATATGATTTTGAAGGTAGTTTTGAGGGTTGGGTATATAGAATTTTTAAAAACATCTCAATAGACTATTTAAGAAAGAAAAAAATTGTTTTTGAATATAATGACAGATTAGAAGTTGTGGATAATGGTTATGATCATACTATAGACGAAAGACTGAAAGATATAAAAGATTTAGTTAAGACTTTACCAGAATCTTATAAAATTGTAACTACTTTATATTATTATGAGGGTTTAAAACATAGAGAAATTGCAGAAAAAATAGATATTAATGAAGGAACTTCTAAAGCTTATTTACATAGAGCTAAAGGAAAAATAATAAAAAAATTAAAAAACAAAGATTATGTTTAAAAAAATATCATTAATTTTTTTGGTAATTACATTATTAGGTTGTAAGACTACTAAAAAAGCTGATTGTGATGCATATGGTTATACTAAACCGTTGAAGGTTACAGAAATTACCAAAAAAGTACAGAAAAATCATAAAGTTATAAAAAATGTTAGATAAAATTTTAGAGTGGTATCCTGAAGAAGACATTCTTAAAGCAGATGGGTTTGATGATGCAATTATTGGGGTTGATGACACTTTAGGTAATATTAGATTAATATATTCTGTATCTAAATGTATTGAGGTATTATCTAAAGAAATGAGTGAGGAAGAGGCGATAGAATATTTTGATTATAACGTAAAAGGTAGTTATGTAGGTGAAAAAACACCTATATGGTGTATAGATGATCTTTAAGATATGAAAACTGAGTTTGAAGATATGGTTTGGTTAATAATTGCTTGTATTTTTGTAGCTTTTATCATATATATAAGTTAGTTTCATATTTTTAGGATATTTATAAGTATAATAACAATCAACTAAAATAAAAAAAAATGAGTAAAGAACAAATTTTAGGTTTAATTAGACACATACTTACTGCGGTAGGTGGTGCGGTAGTTATGTTAGGTTATTTTGATGAGACGCTTGTTACTGAAGTTACTGGTGGTTTAATGACTGCTATCGGTTTTGTATGGTCTTTCATAGACAAAATTAAAAAGGCTTAATAACTATTTAAAATTTTAATTAATCCATACATAATATTGTGTGGATTTTTTTATTTTAAAGAATATTTATAAAATATGAAAAATATTATAAAAAGAATTATTACTGAAGAAGTAAATCAAAAAAAAGAAAAATTAGAAAGATATATTTTAAAAACATTAAAAGACGAAAATTTTGATAGAAGTACACCTTATAATGTAATAATAAAATTTATTAATGATAATTTCAGTATTAGTGGTTTAGAGGCATTCCAGATTTATCAGTTATTTACGGATAATATTAATGTTTCTGATTATGAAGATGAAGAACTTTATAGATCAGATATTACTAAAAAGAAATTAAATACCTCAAACAAAAAAGGTAGGGAACTAGTGACTAATAGAATCCCATTTAAAGGTAGTAATACACAAGGTATGTATGTTAACTCAGGTAAAACGTATGTGGTATACTCTTATAATTGGTATCCAATATTCGTTTATAAAAATGGTCAGTGGTTTGAAAATGAAAATAGATATTCAATGTCAACTGCAAAACAAATGTCACAACTTAGACCCATTACAAATGTGGATATAATAAAATTATCTAAGAGTGATTTAGAAGATATAATTAGATTATAATATTTATATGAATACTTTAACTGAGGAACTAAATAGAATAAGACAAATAATGTTGTCTGAAGAATTAGTCCAAAAAAATGGTTTTACTAAATTAAAAGAAACTATTGATATACTGAAAAAGAAAGAAAAGGTATTACTTTTATCTTGCTCAAACCGATATCAATTCGATCCAAAAAAATTAGATATACCTAAATCAAGAATATTGGCTTTATATATTAAAGAAGAATTGGGTGATAAGGCAACTTTCATTGATATAACGGAATTGAAGATATTACCTTGTGAGGGTAACGTATCAAGATCAGAAGGTAATTCTTGTGGGTTATTAAAGGCTTTATTAAAAGATAATAAAAAAAATCCATCAGGATTTCATAGATGTTGGGTAAATATAAATGAACCTTCTGATGAATTATGGAAGATATCAAAAGAATTGTTTGAATCTGATTGCGTTCTATTTTTCTCATCTGTTAGGTGGGGTCAAGCAAATATGTATTACCAAAATTTAATGGAAAGATTGACTTGGATTCAAAATAGACATACCACATTAAATGAGGATAACATTATTAAAAATATAGAATCTGGTTTTATTTGCGTAGGTCAGAATTGGAATGGTGAAAATGTTACGAAAACTCAAAAAGAATCACATGAATATTATGGGTTCAAAGTAAACGATTCTTTATATTGGAATTGGCAATACACTAAAGATTCGGATGATGAAACTCAAACATCATACAAAAAATCTCATGATAAGTTTATGAGTGATATGAAAATAGATGAAAAATTTTTATCTGATGAAAAATCTAAATGAAGAAATATTAAGAATTAAATCCATTATGGGTATTAATGAAAATGAAGATAAAGATGTTAAATATACATTATATGTAGATATGGGTGGTGTGTTATTCACTAAAATGGGTGCAGATGAAGGAGGAAGTGGTGAAAAAACTGAATTTATTGGTAAAGAATTATGGGATGGTATAAAAAATTATGATCCAATTATATTAAGTGCGACAGGATCTAAAGATAAAGAAACTAAAAAAGAAACTAAAATTAAACAAGTAAAAAGATATTTATCACCAACACCTAAAATTAAGTTTGTTGAAAGTGGTGTAGATAAAAAAGAGTACTCAAACAAAAATTCTATATTAATTGATGATAGTCAGACTAATATAAACTCTTGGAAAACTAATGGTGGAATAGGAATGAAATATGATCCTAACAATACCAAAGAGACTATCGAATCCTTAAAAAAGTATTTTAAATAATGCAATCTATTATTTTTTTTTAAAATTATTTGATTAATTGAAATTATTTCATTAGTTTTGTATTTGTATTTTAAAACTAAATTTATGAAGTATTTTAAATTGTTATTGATGTGGTTGGGATTTATTGCAATCACATCGTGGTTTGGCGAACATATCGTCAGTAGAGAAGTAAACGGGTTCCTCCAATTGTTATGTTTCGTTGGAGTGGTGGGAATCCTTATTTATGTAATTAACGAAACAAAAAAATTATTAACAAAAAAACAAAGAAAAAATGATTAGTACTTTAATTTTTATTTTAGGATTGGTAATTGCGGGATTTATTGCATTTACAACAAGAGATGTAATGTATGTCATAAAACCAGATAGATGGGGAGATGATAAAGAAACATTTAATACATCATGGATACTCAAACCAATTGGTATTTTTGTATTGGGTATTTTAATTTCTAGCATTCAACCATTTGCGTTAGATAGGGTAGATGCGGGTCATGTGGGTATCAAAGTTAATTTAACTGGAGATAAACGTGGTGTATCTAGTTATGAATACAAAACAGGTTGGGTGTTATATAACACATGGACTGAACAAATGTTAGAGTTCCCAACGTATCAACAACATATCGAATACAAAGATCAAACAGTAATCACCAAAGGTGGATTTGCTGCAACAATTAAACCTAGTTTTAATTATTCACTTAAACCAACTGCAATTGGTAATATGTTTGAGAATTTAAGATTAGATATAAAACAAATTGAACAGGGTTGGTTGATGAATGCGATTGTATCATCTGTTAATGATGTTGCTAATAAGTGGGAAGTGGATGCAATATTTAATAAACGTGAAGAATTCGAAGCTGCAATTGTGACTGAATGTAATAAACGTCTATCTAAATGGTTTGAGGTATCTCAGTTGAGGACAAACATTACTCCCCCAAAAGCACTACAAAATGCTATTGAGTCTAAGACTAAAGCGGTGCAAGAAGCTCAGGCGGCGATGCAACGTAAATTAGTGGCAGAGGCTGAAGCTCAAGAAAAAATTGCAATTGCAAAAGGTGATTCTGCAAAAGTTATAATTGATGCGCAGGCATTGGCACTGGCAATGAAATTAAAACAAAAAGAAATCACACCTTTATATGTTGAGTATTTAAAAGCACAGGCTTGGGATGGTAAACTACCAACAACTGTTGCTGGTGGATCAGGAACATTTTTAAATATAAAATAAGTTTGGTTATTGGTGTAGTCTCTTATATGGGACTACATTTTTACTTTTAAAATACATATATAAAAACCATAGTAATATGGTTTTTTGTGTTTTAATAATATTTATTAATAAAAGTAAATATGGATAAACTATCTCATATAATAAAAGGAATATTAAATGAAGAAAATGAAAAAATTCATTTATACAATAAGATTGCTAATGTACTTAAACCTCCTTATATTTTTGATTTAGAAAATAATTTTGATTTAAATTATGACGACATAATTCCGATAGTGGAATTAATTTTAAATGAAAAAATTAATACTAATAACTCACAGTATGGTGTGGGTGGTGATACTTATTTACTTAATGATAATAATAGTTTAATTTATTATGAAGAGTTTGATGGGTCAGATTGGGTCATTAGGAAATTTGATAAAAATAAAAATTTGGTGGGGTATGCAGATATTGAGGGAGAATGGTACATAGATAAAGATGGGAATGCAATAAAATTATGAGAAGTTTAATTAAAAAAATACTTAAAGAGGAGTTCAATAAAGAACATGATATTTGTAATATTATGAGTGTTAAGACATATGAAGAAGGTATTAGATTATTAAAAAATTATTTAGGGACTATTAAAGAAAATCCTGAGGCGTGGGATGAAATAAAAAAACCGTTACAAATGTGGAGAGAAGCAACGCAAGAAATTAGATCAGAATTAGATGAATACGGTATGTCTGGTGATTCTGAAGTAGATGAATCTAATACTTGGTGGTCCGCAATACAAAGTACTTTTTGTAAATAAATTTAATATGGGTATAAAAAATAACATACGAAAAATACTTAAAGAAGAGACAAATAAGAATATTTCATCTAATTCTGAATATATTAGGGAAAAATATAATGTACCCACTAGAATTTTTAAACTTATAGAAACTGTATCAGATAAATTAATAGATTCTACGACAATAAAAAAAGAATTTGGTAATGTATACCTAATAAAAATAGGTGATTTTAAATATTCTTATGAGATGTATGTTAATTTTACCGATGAAAATGGTAATGTGATTGATAGTGAAACATCTTTCGAAAAATTTTATACAACTTATATGAATTACATTCTTAAAGAATCTATATCAATATTAAAAGAAGATTTAGGTATTGACACCGATTTTAGAACGTTTACAAATTTATCTGTTAGTTTATTTGAACTAATAACACAAAAAATAAAAAATAAATATTTTAATTATTAATGAAAAATAAATAAGAATTAACCCTCACAAAAATGTGAGGGTTTTTTATTTGACTTTTTAAAAGTAAATCAATAATATTGTACTATGAGAAATATATTAACAATAAAAAACTTAGGTTGGTTGGTAACTGCCTTAGTTTCGTTTATGCTACTAATGTCTGGCGTAAACAAAGTAATTGGTACAGAAGAAATGGTTAAAAACTTTACCTCAACTAATTTATTACCTTATTTAGGTTTAGTTGGGTTTTTGGAAATCATTTCTGTTTGTTTGTTGGTGTATCCTAAAACTACACTAATTGGTGCGGTTGGTATTACTTCAGTAATGTCTGCGGCAGCAGTAATCCACCTTTCTTATATGGGTGGAGTAGGTGTATTTGTACCAATAGTCATAGGTGCCCTTTCTTGGTTAGTCTACTATCTAAGAAAATAATTTAAACCCTTACAGAAATGTGAGGGTTTTTTATTTTTTATTTGGTTTTTTAATTTTTTATTCTTAATTTTGTTTCAATGAAAAAATTAATACTAATATCATTACTACTAACTTCTTGTTCAGATAAACTTTATGTAGATTCAATACACGTACATTTGTATGATCATAATACATGTGAATGGTCTTGTTTGGATTTAAATGATACTATTGTAAGTAAAAAAGAAATGAAACAATTAAAAAAGAAATATGAGTTATTACAGGATTAAAATTGATGAACTTAATAATGGGGAAAAACGATACACCCCACAATTTTCTCGTCTAATTATTTCAGGAAAGTGGATTAAAAAGACAGAAATTGTGTGGTATAATTTTTCTTGTGGTAGTTTCACTGAAGAAATAAACGCCATCAACCATATTCAATCGTTACGGAAACTTGAATTAAAACAAAAAGGTGAGGAAGTAAAATCCACAACATATAAAAATATAGATTAAAATGAGTATTGAAGATTTAGAAGATGAAATGGATAATTGGACTAATGTTAGTTATCGAATTCAAAACGAAGGTGTTGATTACTGTTTCAAACACTATAGTAGATTTGAGGAAATTAAAGATGAAGAGTTTCACACTCTAAGATTAGAATTAATTTCTAAAATGAACTTGATGAATGAAATGGTTAAGAATAAAATAGAAGATTTAGCAACTAAAATAGAAAAATGGTATGAAGAAAATAATGATATTTAGTATAACGTTAATTGGGTTATACTCTTGTGTTGGGGACGGAATAGGTCCAAAAGCACCAGAATCTAAAATACTAAAACTTGATAGCACATCAATGTATCAGGACCAAAATTATAAAGTCTATACTCTTGAAGGATGTGAATACATTAAAGTTGGGTTTGGGAGAGATGCATGGGGTTCACATAAAGGTAATTGCAAAAATCCAATACATCAAAAAATATCAAGATACACAGAATGGAAAAACTAAGAATGATATCTGAAAAACCTGATAAGTGGGTTATATTAAAAATAACTCATAATGGTAATACCGTTTACAAAGTTTTTGGTAGTTGGGGTGGTGGTTACTTAACTGGAGATAGTTGGAGAATGAATAGTGGGATATCAGATGTTGAGGAGGATGAAGAATATTTTTATTTTTATGGATATTCAGGTAGTTGTTACCGATGTAAAAAAGGTTCATATGGTTTTGCAACATCATATAGTGTAGGTATAGTTGATTCATTTAAATCAACCGTCAATAAAAATTTAGGGGAGATTGATATTTTAGATGAAAGTACTGATTGGTTAAATTTATTAAAATTATAAAAATGGAAAAAGAATTTGTACCTCATGAGTTATCTTTAAGGATGAAACAACTTGGATTTGATGAACCTTGTTTTGGTTATTTTGATTGTGATAGAAATTTTGTATTTGTTCAAGGTAAAAATAAATATTTGTCTTGCGAAGTATCCGCACCACTCTATCAACAAGCCTTTAGATGGTTAATACCTCAAATAGATGATGAGTACAGGGTTTGTTTTGGGGAAGAAGGTTGGTATGTTTATAATCTAGAGAATAATACTATTTATGAAAATGAAAAATCTTTAGAAAAACTAATTGTTATTGTAGAACAAAGTAAATCAGAATAGAATGGAGAATGAATTTATACCCTACAATTTGGCAGTAAAACTAAAAGATTTAGGATTTAATTTACCGTGTTATGTGTACATCTATACGGGAGATACTGGTAATAACTATGATCATTATATAGGTGTGGAGCCTAGTGATTCAAAGGATTGGAATGGTGAATCAGATGATTTATGTGTATCACGTCCAACATTCTCACAAACATTTAGATGGTTTAGAGAGAAGTATGGTTTAAGTGGATGGGTAGATGAATCTTTTGGTGGTGGTTTAAGGCGAGGTGTGATAAGTATTAAATCTGAAATTGGGTCAAAGTATTACCCAACAACAACTAAATTATTTTATACTTACGAAGAAGCCGAACTTAATTGTCTTGAAAAGTTAATTGAAATTGTAGAAAAACAGAAATAAACTAATAAATGAAAGTACAAATGAGAATGGCTAAAGCACCACAAGAACATGTGGATAGATTAAGAAAATGGTTACAGTTCAATGATGAATTGTGTAAAATTGACCCAACAAATGAATTTGAATGGGATGAGTTCAAAAAGGATTGGGAAGATGATTTTAATTCAATTATAAAACATTGTGAAGATGAAGATGGATTTAATTGGGAATATTATATGGATTATTATCAATCCGTTATTTCACATATCCATATGAGAATTATTTTTGGATTCGAGGTATTAGTGGATAATGTTTGTGATCCCGAATTAGATTATTTAGATTTTAACCCAGAATTAAAAAAACTTTTAGAAACTGAAGAAGATGAGTTGGAAGAAAACAATTAAAGAAGTAAAAGTAGGTGATCCTGTAGAGAATAACCGAAATGGTAAAGGTATGGTGATTGCAAAAACCTCAAGAACTGTTACAGTATTATTTGAAAATGGTAACAAAGTTAAAAACAGTTATAGATACTCCGATGATTATTTTTGGGAAACAGATTTTTAAATTATAATAAAATGAGTAAAGTAAAAAGAGAAATGACTTGGGAAGAAAGAGTTCAATGGGTAATGAAAAATACTGATGTCGAGTGGGAGAATTTTTATATCGTAGAAGAAGTTTATAAACCAACTACTCCAACACATATTGTAATCACACAAGTTGGGGAAGAAATAATTACAACCTATGAAAGAGAATAATATAAAAAACTTAACAGATAGTGAGCTTTTAGAATTAGCTCATGAAAATATGGATAAGGCTAATAAACACCTATATTCATCAATTATTTTATCTATAATATCAATAATACAAACTATATTATTAATTTTTGATTATTCTGGTGTCATAGAATTTGTTATAGTATATATTTTATGCATTTCTTTTTACTTTTACCATAAAAAGAAAAGTGATAAGTATATGTCCATAGTAGATGAAGCCATTAAAGAATTAACATCTAAATAATTTTTGAACCTACATTACGTAGGTTTTTTATTTCTTATAATATTTATATTATATGGAAAACCTACAAGAACAAATATTGAGGATGAAAACAATGATGGGTATATTATCTGAACAAAAATGGTTGGATGATATAATTACTAACGCAAAAAATGCCGATATTAAATTTGTAAAAAACACACAAATTACACCATCACCAAATCTTACAAAAAATTTAGATGACATAAATTTAAAGTTTAAGGGTATTGAAGATTCTTTAAACACAAAAAAATTTTTTAATTTAGATGAAATAAGTGAGATTAAAAGATTATGGAAAGATACATTAACTGATTATACAAAACATATTTTTAAAAATTCAGATCTAAATGTAGATATCATAAGTAAGTATATTGTGAATGAAATATCTGATTTACCTGATGATATTTTAGTGAAATTAAATGATAATCAGATATCAATAGTGTCCACATTAAAAGCTCAAGATGAAGTTTTTAATTTAGAAATTAATTACACAATAAAAAAATATTCAGATGTTTTTAAAAATAAAGGATTATTATCTTTAGAAAATTATCTTATAGAAAATGGGGTACCTGTTGAGGATTGGGGAAAGGGGTATGCGAAAACAGTAGAACATCTTTTATGGGAAATACAAGCAAAAGAATGTAATTTAATTAAAGAAGGTGGAATCCTTATTAGAGAGATAGAATTCGTAATGAGTGAAATATTTTATAAGAAAGGTGATGATACATTTAAATTAATTGAGGAAAAACAGATTTTTGTTGATGGTAGAGAAAGAGTTAGACAAAAAAATTCATCAGTATCAGAAAAAATAAAAATAGGTGAAGATCCTCACGAATCTTTAAAAAGAGGTATAGAAGAAGAACTCGGTTTGAATTTGACAGATTCCCAAATAGAGACTAAAGGTGTATTTAATGAAGAAGAAGTATCCAATTCCTTTCCTGGGCTTACTACTAGATATAAAGGAAATAAATTCACATGTTATTTAGATGACACACAATATAATCCTAATGGATATAAAGAAGTTCAAAAAGATAAAACTACTTATTTTTCTTGGATTAAAATTTAAAAATTCTATTAAATATAGATGAAAATAAATAGAGAAGAAGTCTATAACAAATGTTCTGGTCATTGTGCGTATTGTGGTAAAAAAATTACAATAAAACAAATGCAGGTTGATCACATTAAACCATTATATCGTAATGACAAAGTAACAACTCTTGAGGTTTGGGGTGTTGAGAGAGGAACTGATGATATAGATAATCTAAATCCATCTTGTGCTCGTTGTAATAAATGGAAATCAACATATTCATTAGAAATGTTTAGGAAGATAGTACAGTCATCAATAGAGAGATTAGAAAGAGACACACCAAATTTTAGATTGGCGAAGGACTATGGGTTAATTGAAGTTAAACCAAATAGTGTGGTATTCTTCTTTGAGAAGAGATAGTATTTATACTGATTTTTGTGGGGGTTTACCCCTATTTTTTATAAAAAAACTTTTTAAAACCAAATTTTATACATATATTTGTTTACTAATTAAAAAATAAAAGTTATGAGACAAAAAAGAAAAATTGAGAATGAATGGGAAGTTCAAGAAGATACATCATTAGGTAGTATCTTAATTTTTTTATTGATTGGAACAGGAATGATATTAGGAATGGTTTTTTTAATGTGTGTTTAAAAAATTAAAGTTATGAAAGTTTTATTTAATAATAACATCTCTCAAGTTAACGTTTATGAAAAGTCACGACACTACTGTGATTTATCATTCAAAAAAGGTAAAAAACAGATAGGAACCAAATGGGGAATCTTTCCAGTCTATGAAGAAGTTGAGGGATTATTTTTTTGGTGGGGTGATGGATATTGGGGAACGGTTGAGGAATACAATGCTGAACGTGAAACATATTTCGAAGATGGTGAATTTTATAAAAAACCCCATTGTATTATTCATACAAATAGTGGTAAAGAAAATATACTATATTTTAAAACTACTGAAGAATTACACAAGTATGTGGATGAATTAAAGAATTTAGCACCTCACATTATAATTAAATAATATGATAAAAACAGTTTTAGATTATTGGTCACCCAAAAATGAAACGGTAGTGACTGAATCAGGATTTAGATATTTAAATACTGATTCTGTAATAAAATCTACTAAAGAGATAAGTGATGAAACTTATATCGGATTATTCGAACAATTCTATAAGTTAAATAATAAACTGAGATATTGTAATGGTAGTTATTACACGTTTCAAAATAAACTAATGGAATTTTATTATAAAGAATGGTTAAAGTCAGATGACTACAATAAAAAAAGTTTTGACTTGTATTATGGTAATGGCGTAGTTGATTAAAAAATAAAAATGGATAGTAATAATTTAGTTTATCGATTTACTAAAATATCGATTAGTGATAAAAAAATGAGTAATTTGTTATATGCCATTTTTATGACCAATTCAAAATTACATTCGCATCAACATTTGGGTCTTGAAAAGTACACAAGAAAACAAAATAGTGGTCACATAGTAAACGTTGTAATTGGCATTAAGGAAGATAAAATAATTGAGTTTGAGGAACTGTCGGGTGTTAAATTAATAACGAGTGATGACTTTCAAGGGACAATGAAATTAAATTAATTATGGCAAAAACACCAAAAATAAAACGACAATGGGTTAAAGAAGAAAAACGAATTGTGTCTCTTCTTTATCGAAAAGGATTATTAGAAGATTTTAAAATTACTGATTTTTACTGGTCAGAATATCATTGGTTTAGAAGTAGAAAATATAAATCAAAAACGAATTCATATGACGGTAAGAGATATAGTTACCCAATCTATTTACCTGAAGTTCATTATTGTACAACCGATTATTGGGGTGAGAGTGATGAGCACAGTATTGTTAGTACGATATTAGATCACTTATATTGGGATAATGTTGATGATGAGGATTGGGATCCAACTTCAGGTGAGTTTCCTAAGTCAAAATTCAACACAGGAATGACACGAAGACAACTTATTAAGTATTTGGAATTATTACCGACAAAAGTTTCAGATAGAAAAATTGATAAATTGATTAGAAAACAAAATATAGATGAGTAATTTAGAAATCAAAAAATGTGTTTTAGAAATCATAGATTCATTATGTGATAGAAGTGGGTTTGATGATTGGTGGTATAATTTAGATGATGATATTGAGAAAGAAATAACAACAGAACTTGAATCTATAATTGAAAGAAGGTTAAATCAAAATAAAGATGATAATAGAAGTTAAAAAAGATTGTTTGTGTGAACACTATCTTCACGAACTATTGAATTATTACAGACCAGGACTTGTTGAAAAAAGATTTAAAACGGGAGAACAATTTGAGGTTGTTAAAGAATGGGAGAACTTTTATGGAATGTATTTCAGAGTTAAAGTTGATGGGAAATCACACGATATAGATGTAAATAACTGTAAAATAATATCAAGATGAGTGATAATAAAAACATTAGAGAACTGACAGAAGATGAGGCAAAAGAAATATTAAAATTTGTCTACCCAAATGATGAATATAATTGGTTTAAAAAATTATCATTCGAACCCGTTATTACTGAAGATGGAAAACAACAAATAACATTTGGAGGTAGGTCAATTATAGGAATTGAATATCATAATGGTCAAGATAATTGTATACTACATTTTGATAATACCAAAGCAGTTTTGTGGTTCTATAAAAATGGTTATGACATTACAGAACTACTTGAAACAAACTCTTACTTTAGCCAAATGGAACAAGACTTTGAAAACTTTGCATTTGCGATTGAATGGATGGCAAAAGGTGAGGAAGGATTCAGAGATGGTTTTCAACAAAATTGGACATTGGAGTATGTCACAAAAAAATGTAGAGAATTGTTAGATAAATACTATTATAAAGATTATGAGTAAACAAATTAAAATAGAAAAACAAAAATGAGTAATGAAGAATTAGAAAAAATAAAAGACATTGAATATTTACAAAAAAATTTATTTAAATCTCTTAAAATTCCACCAAATTTATACGGATTAAAAGAAGATGATTGTGTGGGTACAAAGTCGTTGGAAATAATAAAACAAAACAAAGATGAACGAACAAATTAAAATAGAACTTTCCTTTACTATGGAGGAAATGGTGAACTTTCTTTTATACAACTACCCAACAAATTACCACTGGAAAGATAGGGTTAAGAAAGATGTAATGGTGTGGGGTGATGGAATAGTTGTTGAAGACATAAAAGAAGAGTTTGTTAAGTGTTTCAAGGAAACATTATTGAGTCAAAGACTTAATTCAAGACCATCAATATATAAATAAAATAAAGAGTATGATTGGAGATATTGTATTAGGGATTAAAAAGTTTTTCCACCAACATGTTTTATGTATTCATAAGTATAAATGGGTATATAGAAGAGATAAAGGTCCTGACTTTGAAGTATGTGATAAATGTAATAAAATTAGATAAAATAGAATAAGATGGGAAAACAAAAGACTGCGGTAGAATGGTTTAATGAAGAAATTAACAAGTTAAATGTAGGTAATGATGCAAGAGTGTTCATTGCTAAGTTATTTGAACAATCCAAAGAAATGGAGAAAGATCAGATGTGTAAGTTTGCCTACAAATGTCATAACCACTATAAAGTATATGGTGATTTTAAAATTGAAGAATATTACAACAAAACCTTTAAATCAGAATAGAATGGGTAAAACAAGAGAAAAATTATTGAATGCAAATAAGTATTGTCATATCTATGTAGATGATGATGGAATAACTAATTATCATGATACTGAAACAAATGAGACTTATAGGGTTATACCTGACACAGGAGCATTAGGTTTTTATTTGGAGTATTTTAAAGATGGTGTATTAAAAGCAAGAAATTCATTTGAATTTAAAGAACTTAAAATACTTGCAAATCTTACTGGGAGTAATTATTTACTAAACAATTTAATTGGTGGAGAACTTAAATCAGAATA